GCAACTGCATAGGGGACACTACGCCCACGCCCTGACCCATATCAATATTGGACAACCCCAACATATCAATCGTAAAGCCATCCGGCGCTATCATAGCGATAATGCCCTGTGACTTGATGTGAATGTTCTGTATCAGGTCAATCAGCGGCATCATGGTTTCCACCAAAGACTTATTACGGCAATGGTGGTTATTGTGCATATGGATAGTGTACGGGCTGCGTATCTCTACCAAATTGTTATTCGGCTTCAGCATATCCTTTGCTAGCCCCCATTCCAATACGTATGCGCTATCAATTATCCAAACACCATGATAGGCCACGTAATAGGGTTTTGACTTCTCCACCTTTGCGTTTGGTGGTAACTTATCGCCTGGCTTAATGTCGTATATCTTATCCCTGCCAAAACCAACGGGCTGTGAGCGATAATTTAGGTTATACAGCGTCTTGTAATACAGGTCCACCAACTCCACGCTAACAGTATCATACGGCCTTGCAATAGCGGTGTAAAACTCTGCCGACCAGTCACAAAACCAATCGTTTGTATTCCCGTATTTGCTACTGAAATCCCGAGCTAACTGCCATAGCTGCTCTTCTGTGATGATCGGCGAACCATCGGGTTTCTTTTGCCCATCGGTACGCAGCCGAACTTCGGCTATACTCAGGCTTCGGCGCTGGCCCTGCCATTGCCAATCCTCAAAATTATCAAGTTCACTGTAAGATGTTATAAAGTCGGCGGGTTTCACTACGGGTGTTTTTATCCATCCATTACCGTTTACTTCAGTTAAGGCAACACACCACCCGGCACACATCGTATCCCAGATCAGGCGTTTTTTTATCACATCATCCCAATCGTTCTGCTCAAAAACAACGTTTTCGGATTTCTGCATGATAATTTCTTCACGCAGTAATTTGGTATTGAAGTGTACGTCAAGTTCGCGCTCTGATTTGGGGTCGTGATCAGAAAAATGTTCCAACTGTAGCCCCGATGCCTGCTGCAGTTCTTGTAGTTTCGGCCTGTAGTTCATCTTGAACCGGGCCTCATCCTTTTGTTTTTTCTTTTTATCGGTAGCGAGTTGCCCGGAAGCGCGGCATTTTATCTTCTCAATGCGTTCCAAATACCTATCCATTTTGGCATTTAGAAGCGGTGTAGCAATGGCCAGGGCGGAATAGTCAAGGTTTACAATTACCTTTTGTCCTTCAATTTTTATTTGGTCACGGTATTGATCTTCGGGCTGCTGGCCCATTGCGTATAGGTAGGATTTTTCGTAACGGAGTAACCTATCAGCGTAGGTTTCGCCGCCATACCCATTCTGCCATCTTGCGTAACATTGCTTGATTACCTTTAAACCATATTCATAGCTATCTTTCTGTACGTCGGGGGCTAACGGATTTTCGGTAAGTGGAGATACTGGGTACATCTATGGAAATTTTTATCAAATATATTATATTTTTAATTATCCAATAGAATTTTTAAATGCCAGGCTAACGCCGCCTGAATTGAAGATGGGGAGTATTCGCAATGTCTGCCTGGTAGGCTTATTATCCTGCTTTCTATCCGTACCACCGATCAACGCCATAAAAAATGCTATGCAATCATCAAAGTCGGTACGGTTATCGGGGTCAAAGGCGATTAATTTAGCCACCAACTCAACAAAATATATCTTATGATACCGTATAACGATGTAATCATAGGCAATATCATGCTGTCGTTGCAGAGCGTATGGGTCTTTTGACGGTGTTCCGTATTTATACGTAGCCCTCTTTCGGTTCGGGTCAATCGTATTTTTTGGTCGCATCATTACATAGTTGACAAACCCCTCTTGTTCAAAAGTTTCGTAATAATCGTCAATATCACTTTCATAGTTAGCCTTGCACCCATAATATTCACAAAGCATCATAATGTAGATGTGAAAGTCCCGCTTACGCTTGATAGATTTACGTGCAGGGGCATACCTTAATACCACCAATCCGCTATTTTCGGGGTCGTTTAAGTCGCCCTTGCGGTACACATAGGCAACTGCCTGGGAGTTTTCACTGCCCGTAGTAGTGGTTGCGCCAATAGGGTCAATACCAATCGCAAAACAGTCAGAATTATTGGGAGTACGTAAACCATTCTTTGCAATACCATTTTTATTACTCTCAACAGGTGGATTATTAAAATCCCATACCATTTGGCAGTCACCATTTTTGTCGTGACGTACCTTTACCCCTTGTTCATCCCTGTAAAAAGTTACCCTTGTCACTAAATTTTCTGGGGCATTTTCATCTGCATGGCTATTGGTTCGTTCAAGGTAGTCAAGCTGGATTTGTAACAGGTCATTTCGGAAGCAGCCGCCGAAGTTTTTAGCCTGCCACATGTGCTTTTCAGATAGCGGGTCTTTCTGTTGCGCCCTTGATAGGTCATCACCCTCTAACCCCTCCCATAGTGACAATATGAAGTCTCGCGCGGCTTCACGATTAGAATATCCATGTTCATCAACAAACTTTACTCCGGTAATTGGATGCTCACCCAAATAACCGTAGTCGGCTGGGATAAATAAATTGGTTAGGTAGCTTTCTGTACGACCTGTTTTGGGGTTTGTGGTTGCTATTCTACTCGCATCCCATGTCTTTTTAAACCATTTACCGCCTTTTTTGTCCATGTCCTCAACAGTAGTAGTCCTAAAGGTTTTTCCGGTTATGGCTGCACCTTTTTGTAAGCAGAATCTATAAATATAATAACGGGTATCGGTATTTACCTCCTTTGTTTTGCCACATTCGTCATCATACATGGTATATAGCTCCTCTCCATCGTATGCTTCTTCAACAGATGAACGGTGGTCAATGGATGAGTTTAACGCTTCGCCATATATTTTTGTAGTATCTTTTCCGCCTCTTTTGCGTGGCTCTGAAAATTCTAAAATGGTCGCTGGCCTGCTTTCGCCACTATCAATAGGTTTTAAAAATTCAGGTAACTGTGTCCATGACGATACAAGTTTTTTAAATATGGTTTTTACATCCTCGTTAGTCTTTGACTGCATACCACCACGCCTAAACTGTCCAGTTGTTGTTCGCTTATAAAGTATGCAGTTCCCAACGGTAGTTTTTCCAAATCGGCGGTTTGTAGCTAAATTAACCCCCGCCATGTTCTTCATTTTCTCTACCTGTTGCCAGTGTAAATAAACATCCCTTTGGGCATCAATAAATAGCATAGTCTTGCCTTTATCTTTCCAATAAGCAAGATGTAAATAATGGGTATCTGAAATATATTCGAGCCTGCCACCATTAAAAAACCAAAATCCACCATTAAGCCTTTCAGCTTCGCCGTGTAAAAATTCTTCGGTAATATTTTCGGGTACTTTGGGATATGGAAAAAACTGTTTGTGTTCAGGTAGGTTATAATTGGCTATATGGTTCCATTTTGGCGGTTCAGGTAAGAAAACCTGTATCTCACCAATGGTTCTTACACATTCAAATTTTTCAATAGCAAGTTTAGCCGACTCTCTTGTCATATTACAAAGGTAGCCTATTTGCCTTTTAATACAATATCCTGCATTTTTAATGGCTTTGTAGGGGTAATAGTTTCATTTGGAGTTATTTCATCCATAACAGAGGATTTTAATTTATCGGTCACCTTGCCACCACCATCAAAAATAGTAATTAGTTTTAATACTTGATTTAAAACTTTTTCGTCGTTCTTTGAAGATAATAGGGTAAATGTTTCTTTACTCTCACAAGCCTTATCGATGTCCTCAGCAAGCATCTTTTTAAAACGGTCAATAGAGGCGGCTAAACTTTGGGACCCATCTAAAACCTTCCGGTCGGCTGTTTCGGTATCAGGTTTCTTCATATCTCTTAGTTAAAAATTCCTGTTCTACAAACACGCCCGAGTTAATGTTTCCGCTTGGGGGTAATCTACCACCACCCTGTAATATCCTTCTTTCGGCATTAGTCAAGCGAACTTTTCTGAAATACATCCCATTCTCCATGTTAAACGTAAATATAGCGCCTTTTTTTAACTCCTCCATTTTAGTATCGTAAAAACGCTCATAGTCCGCTTCCAGGTCTTTGCCCCGCTGCGTAAGCACCCATCCATTACGCAATTTACTAGTGCTTTTACCACTGACCTTTATGGGCACTACGTACTGTTGATCGATTAAAGATTGAAGCACGATTTTTACGCCGGATCCTCTTGTATAGTTTCGGGTGTATAGTTTAAAGTGGCTATATAAAAATACATCAATATAGCTAATAATTATCAGCAATTCCGCCTGCAATGCCGTTAGTCCGTTTTGTACGTACCATTGCCTGAATATCAGGAAGCCCGAAAAAGAGAAAAAGTAATCGGGTTTTTTATCAATAAAAACGTATTCATCTAACTTCGCCTCTGCCGCTGCCAGTTTACTCTCTAAAATGGCAACCTTTACTTTCAAACCTCTTACTTCGTAACCCTTTGCCATTTTAATTTACTTTTCGCCTATCACTCCCAAAATTAAGTCCATACTTAATATCCATTGTTTGTTCGACAACCGGCATCCGTAGTTTCGATGTATAAGCAACTTATCACCTACCGACACCTCATTATTGTTTGTCGCCACCACCAGGGCGTGTGCAAACTTAGGTTCGGGAACATCCATATAATCAGGATCAATCCCCTTAGTATAAGCTTCAGATATGTGAAGTCGGTTATGGTCTATATAGTCCCGCATACTCCTGCGCTTATCGTTTTCAGCCACCGTGGCCAACAATTCGGCATCGGGCAGGTAGTCAACCAGTACACGGTTTCCCATAGGCGGGTAGCCTGTTTCTGTCTTTACGCCAACAATTTCGCTTTCCTCTACCTTTAGATACTTTTTACCCTCGTAGTTTAGTTCATATTGAAACTGATCTACAGTTACTATAATATCACCAACACTAACCTTACTATTTTCGGGTACGTGCGTAACCCTTACCAACACACCCTCTTTTTCTTCCAACTGCGGTGTAGTGTATATGCCGCTTTCCGTCATTGGCAGTTCACCAAAAACCTCCTCACCTAAATAAGTGCCCGGCATACACTGTATCGGGTCAATACCGAATAATATCATTTTGGCCGGCATAAGCGCATGATGTTCCCCATCAATAAATGTAGCTACCTCAAATGCGCCGTAATGAACAAAGTATCTGCCTGGTGCCACAAGCGGGGTTGATTTCAATATTAAGTCACGCTCATATTCTGGATAGGTTTCCTTAATTGTATTCACCCAATAGTCATTACCCTGAATAACGGTTATTTTTTGAGGATTGATAAGTCGCCTATCGGTGGTTACCGCGTGTGCCGCATCTGCATCTTCATCACCATCTTCAATAATAAATCGTTCAGGAACTACAAAACCATTACCCTGGTCAACCCATGTTGAGTTCCAGTCATAGTCGAATAGCACAACCACCTTATTATTCATCGGAACACCGGCCATAAGTTCTTTCTCTTTGTCTGATGATCCTGAAATTAGTTTTAAATCGGTTATACTCATATTTCTAATAGTCTTTGTAATCTTAATTTGTTCACACTCGAAAGTAATAAATTGTCCTGAATATACATCCAACTTTCTTTGTGCATCTTCTCCAAAACATCAGGCATCTTCATAATATCCGGCATATCTTTCAATGGCATTATACCCGGTTTCTGAAATTCAGGAAACTCATTCATTCCAAAATAGGCACTCCCGGAGCTGACTGATTCTATAAAACTGCAATTACTCTTTGACCGGTTAAATAGGTTATCTGCTAACGGATAATAAAATATTGAGGCGTTGGTGTCGTGTATTAACATATAAAATTGCACCGTAGATGCACCGGGATTGTGGTAGTAGTTATTCCACTTATGCCGATATTTTATATATTCATAATCCTGTCCGAACCAATACCACTTCCAAGATTTATTTTTATTCATCATTTTTACTATCCATTCTACGGTACCAGGATAGTAAATATCTCCAACATGGCTTCCGCCGCCCCTAAATAGTGCGATTTTGTTATAGGTAAACTTTGGTGTATGCTTGAAAATAATGTCATTATAGGCGTTAGGTATGATATGAATATTTTTATTATACAGCCTAAATGACTTCTTTATACCCCCTGTTGCTACCCAAACCTCATCAGCCATTGCAAGGCACTTAATTGTCCTTTGTTTGCTTTCCTCGTAATGGCCGTACATCGGATTGGTATCGGGTAGGTGTAGTGCGTCATCGTCCCAATCAATTATCAACCGCTTACCCAAGTCTTTTGCCATCTTCATTAGGCTAAAATGAGCATCTGACGACGGGCGGAGTACAATTATTATATCGTAAAAATTTATAGTATGTGACCTTATTTCTCGATCGGTTGACCGGGTAATAGTAAAATCATTGTGCTTAATATAATCAAGCGGCATCGACCGATAAAATTCAGAGGCTTCGCTGTGCCAGTCAAAATATAAAATTTGCTTCATACCCTTTTATAAACCGAAATGTGAACCACCGAAAAAATAAATTCCCATCCCTCGTCGGTTGAACCCATATACTTAATTTTTGCATTTGTAACATCATCTATGCCCTGAAAAAATCCAAATGGCATCGACATCTCATTATTACAGTCATCAATCACTAAATATCCTCCCTGTTTTACCAATGGCGCATAATTTAAAAAGTCATTAGCTATAACCTCATAGGTGTGCCCGCCATCCAAATAAATCAAATCATAATTCCTTTCTTGTGCGGCCCAAACAATTTCTTTATCCCCACTCAGCCCCTTGAATATAATGGGTTGATTAAGTTCAAAATCGTCGTGTATTTTTCTAACATCGGCCTCATAATCACTCTCCCAATGGCCATCTGTACTATCTAAAGGTGAAACACCAAAACATTTAGCATCGGGGCGTAATAATTTCCATAATGATATTGTTGCCCCCCTGAAAATTCCTACTTCCAACATTGTTGGGCTTTCGGGCAACTCCTCACATATCAATTTCCATAACCACCAAAAAGACCGTTCACCAAATCCCCAAATATTTTGCTCTACATAATCCCTATGCGCCTTTAGTATTTCGTTTGTATTCACTCGTTCAATAAATAATTCGTGAATATTTTTATGGTAGTCGGGTTCATCCCGCCAGTCATTTTTAAAGTCGGTTAGGTTCATATAAGCAAATTATTAAGATTTTCATCAACTGTTCGGGCGTTTGAGTGTATAAATATAGGATCGTTCCCTAATATTTGGATACGATTGTTTGAATAGCCATACTCATTGTCTGAAATAAAGGAGTGGCTATTAAAAATAGTCTGCCCATAGTCTAAATGAATATCATCCTTCTCTAAGTTAAAGCAGACATTTACCCAAAACTGGTCGTCAATCTCGTAAAAAGGTTGGTATGTTTCAAATAAAGAAATAAAATAGGCCGACTTGGCGTAATAGCACCCGCTATTGGGGAAATTAAACCCGTGTTCATATTGGCAATACACACTTCTAAATGGTTGTAATATTGGCGGCCACAAACCCCTTTCTGCCGACACCAACATATTTACATCGGACAGCTTCTCTTTAAACTCTACCTCTCCGCCCAAAACAATCACATCAAAGGCATCACAAAAAACAAATTCAGTAACTTCTGGATGCGCTTTCAAATATTTATATGTTTCGATAACTTTGGTGCCAAATCCCTTCCATTCAGTTTCTATAGCCACATAGTCCCATCCGTGTTTAACCAATGACCTAATTAGTGGTTGGGCATATTTTAAATCGTGACAAACAGTGAGTACCTTAATCATTTTAATCTTCGTAATAATATGGTAATTCGCCTTTTCTTATCAAGTCCATATACTGAGAGGCTTCCTGTAAATAAGTACCGGCTTCCCTACGCTTCCATTCGGTATAGGGCGTTTCCTTCAAATCAAGGTTCTCAATACGGATATTCTTCATAAAAGCATTGCGAAACCCTGCCGCTTCTGACCTGACTGAAAAAATAGTGTCGTCAAATCCGTACCTAGGACTACATTGGCTCAAAAATCCCACCTTGTCCAGCAACAATGGGTTATACATAGTACAGGTCCCAAATATATCGTGGCTCCAAAGCAAATTGCCCTGCGGCATAAACTCGCCGTAAACATCATCCCTTTTCAATCCCAATATACCAATTTCAGGACGTTTTTTAATCTCATCTTCCATCTTTTCTACCCATCCAGGCGCATCCCAAGATAGGTCGTCGTCGCACTTAATACACGTTTCCCCGATGTTCCTTTGCCCAAGTGCGAGATTGATACCCCTTGCTGTTCCGATATTATACGATAGGTTCATAACGGTAATTACGTCTTTTGTTGCCAGTTCACTCAGCCATAACTTACACTCTAATGTTGATTTTTGGTTGATAATTATCAACCGATGTTTGGTCAAATCAACCGTATCCATTAGCGATTTAATACACTTCTTGGCTATCTCAAATTTTTTATTTTCTTGTGTGGCATACACACACATTGCAATCATAGAACTCATATATCAAAAGTTATATTTAAAGCATATTGCAAGGCCCTGATCGTATGGGTAGAGGCATTATAGGCCACATTCTTCTCCAATTGGCTAATCGTAAACACTGACACCCGGCTACGCTCCCATAACTCCACCTGCGTCAATCCAGCCGCCGTCCTTGCCGCTTTCAGTTGGTCGCCTATGGTTAGTTTGACTTTAATATCTTTCATTCCCCCAAACATAAATAGAATAATCTACATAGCAAAATATATTTACACTTTTCTATCAACGCCTCCTACCTTTACCTAAAAACAAATCATCATGGCATTAGCAGGAACTCAACAAGTACACTTAGCGGCAACACCATATGGCACCCTACCCGGAGTAGGTGGCTCACCGTTTCCGCCCTGCGGCGCAATTACCGCCGCTACACCCTTTCCACAATCACCATCACCCGTATTTACTTTGTTAACGCAAAACATCGTAGGCGGCCCATATCCTTACACACCCGGAACGTACCTAAATGCGCTTACCGCCATAGACGTTGCTTACCAGGTTGGTCAGACCAAACAGCAAAGCACGATTTACGTGACCGAGGCGTATGCTACCGTGATTGCAGCGCTGTAAGGAAGCTAACAAATGAAAGCCCCAGTCTGATCAATGGGGGCTTTTTTATTCTTCCCCGATTTCCTCAAACACCTTTTCTAAGTATTCAGCGTGTTCTTTCAGCACATCTAAGTCAAGTCTGCAAAGAACATCTAAAATCCGCCACAGTTGCCCAATATATTCTTCGGCGTGGTCATCTGTTTTAACCGCAATTAAAGACCTTAGGCGACTTTTTATTTCTTTGGTATCCGTTCCTACCCTTTTGACAAAATTATTGATTGTGGGGCAGGAAAATCGGGTGTCCGTCAAGTATTGTTGGTACTCATATATCATTAACTCTGAAAGCACCGCCATTTTTTTGAGCGAATACATCACTTCCTCTGTTTTCCGTTCTGAAATTTCGTGTTTTAGCATAATCTTTCAATTACTTGGTTAACCATATTTTCAGATATGCCGTTTTTAAAACCATCAGCAGCTATCGGTTCAGGGTTAAATAATCCCAGTTCCTTTGCCATGCGACGTTCGGCGATTTTCAGATACTTTTCATTTTGTTCAAAGCCTATAAAGTCGCGGCCCAACTTGCTAGCTACGATTGCTGTGGTACCTGAACCCATAAACATATCAAGCACCACTGACTTTTTAACTCTGGTAATTAGATGCTTGCATGACGGTACCCATTCTTCACCAATCACTTCTTTATGCCAACCCGGTTTGTGACCATCTCGCATACGATTACTTCCCTGATCATTACCGTCGCTTTTTTCATCACGCTGATCATAGGCTGAATTATAGGATGCTTTAGCACCTGGCACTAATTCTGTAGCAATAACTCTGCGATATCCCTTTCCACATATCGGGCAGCAACCATATTCAGACGCGCCTGCCTTTATGCAATCAATAATTAATTTGGGTGGAAAGGTAGCAAAGTGTGCCTCTTTAAAACCAAATGTACCTACAGTCCACACAGATCTCTTATTTGCAAATCCAGTAGGTTCACTTTCTTTTCTGTCCAACCTATGTTGGACAGATGATTGACCATATATGGGTTCGGTGTGTTTGTGGTGTTCTCGTTTGAAACTTTGTGATTTTGAAATAGCACCCTGTCCTTGTTCAGTAGCCCATCCGACGCAGCTGTGATCGGCGCCGTCGGCCCAACCTTTTGGTTTTTTATATTTTGGCTTCAACATTCCGGTACCGCCAGACTGATTACCAACAAACCCTCGCTCCACCCGTATATCCGAATATTCATCATTTTTCACACGGCTATCATTTTTTGTGCTATCAGCAATAGGACTAGCAATAGCGTATTGATCAAAATAGTATCGGTTGCTTTTGCTAAGTAAAAAAATATACTCGTGATTTTTAGTGCACCGGTCGTTACAACTTTCTGGCATACAATTGGTTTTATGCCAAATAATATCCTGACGTAAGTACCAACCATCTTCGCGCAAGGCAAACGCCAGCATCCAGGGGATACCCAACATATCTTTTGGTTTTATGCCATAAAATATCTTTGACGGCTGATCTTTACATGCTATCTGCCCATTTTTTGATCCTTTTAAATTTGATTTACGGCATGCTTGTTCTGATGTACGTTTTTTACCTGTAGCAGAATAACTATCGCCAATATTAACCCAGCAAGTACCGTCATCGGTTAATGTTTCACGTACCAACCGGTAGATATAAACCATGTGCCCTATAAATTCCTGTGGCGTTTTTTCAAGTCCCAAACAAACCGCTTGCGCCTTAATTTTTATCTTAAAGCCAAATAATGAATATTCAACTGAAGGAAAGCTTGTCGGTTCAATGCCATAATCCCTGAGCGCGTAGTATGGCGGGGATGACACGCAAGTATTAACCGATTTTGGTTTCATTAATTTCAAACCATCAATACAGTTCATTAAGTGAATTTTGTTTATATCCATAATTTTTAAAGGTTAAAAAGGTACATCGTCACTTTCATCGGGTTCAAATGGTAATACATTAAACCCAAGTGATGCCTGTTCAAAAAGTTTCGGCTTTAATTACATTTTCGATTTGGCTTTTAAGTTCTTCATTTTCAATTTTTAATAATTTCATACTAGCATTAAGTTCTCTATTTGCCAATTGTAGTGTGTTTATGTCACCAGTAAGCGTGTTTAAAGACATAACACACAGATATAGTTCTTTAAGCCTTTTAGCTGATTTAAGAGCCTTATCTGAATTACCCTTAGATTTTATGTGATCAGCCAACTCAATCTGCATCTGTAAAACGATTTGAACAGCCTGCATACTTTTTACAGCCGGTGTTAAACTATCAATAAGTTCGTTAGCCATCATATCCAGTTCGATATCGTAAAACTTCATCAAGTTTTCAACGGCTAATTTACCAGGCGATGTAAACTGTTGGTTATTTTTAAAGTTACCCATGGTTAAAATTCAAATTCTCTTTCTTCTGGTTCATATCTTACTTGTGCCATAAATGCCTGATGGTTAATAGTTCCATCGGCTATTTTTTGTTGGTTTTCTGGTTTACAATGTTCAAAAGCGTAAAAATTATTATCACCTATCTTTTCATAATACCTATTGGTTTTCCAATCGAAATAAAGATGAGCACTGCCTTTTCTACCAGATCCCTTCGGCTTAGATTTCAAACTTAATATCAACGCCTCGTTATTACAGAATGGTATTCCGCGCTTGGGGTCAATAGCGCCTTCCTCTGCCCTCCAAATACCCAACACATTAAATCCACGTCTACTCCATACCTGTCCACCTGCAAAGCTTTGTAGTGTGGGAATTGCGGTACAGGTTATTTTACCACCATCTACGCTTTTAAGTTCCATCGGGGGCATTTCCTTAGCATGGGTAACCACAAAGTTGTGTCGCTTATTTTTCTTAGCATCCTGCCTTACTCGTTTAAGCGCCCATGCTAAATATTTATCTTCCCTGCCACCAAAATCTGATAGGTTTTCTGTAAGATCGTTCCACGGATCAATAGATGTTGTGTTTAGCCTAATTCTGTGATCCTTCTCCAACTTCTCACAATCTTCAAAGAATGTGTTTATATCATAATCTTGCTCATCATTATCCATTGGGTAGAATGATTGTGATAGGTCGGCAATGGCATTATAAATTTCCATTTCTGTTGGGGCGAAAGGATTGCTTGCAAAGAAAGGCCGTCTAAGGTGTTTAGATACTAATTCTGCAATAACATCTTCTATACCCCCGATCTCCGGTGATAGGATGGCATGTTTCCATCCAGATCCAACGGTAGTATTAAAAAGTATTTCAAGGTGAAGTTCTGTTTTACCGGCCCCAGGGAAACCAAGTATATAGGTTGAGTATCCAGTCTTTAGACTAAAAATATCATCAAGGCATTTAAATCCGACAGGTATTCCCTTTTCGGTTCCAGTTTGGTGGTGTTTAATAACCTGTTCTGAATAGTCGGTAAGTTTTTTTATCATGGTTAGTACAGGTTTTGATTTTGGCTTTGGTCAATAGCGTGTTTACCGTTTACAATGGTTTTAGTAACCGTTATCTCATCATTCCACCTTTCCTGATTTAAAAATGTCATGGGGAATGGTTGATATTGAATGTCCGAAAATTGATCTTTCCATATTGGTAATACCTCTATTATTTTTTCTCTGGTCTTATCTGACAACTTGTGCCATTTTTTTGTACAGGCATTTCTATCACCTTTTTTCTTACCATACAAATTCCAAAAAATTTCAAAATCGACATTAATTATATTATTACTTACTTCTTTTATTATACTATCATTGCTTTGTACCGTGCCTATGCAGTGCTTTGTCAAATTTTGATAAGGCATTATACACGTTTCGTCAAGTGCCATATCAAGTGCTTTGTCAAATTTTGATAGGGCAATTATACACGCGGTGTATTGGTTTTTACTTTCGGTTATTAGTGATATAAATTCAAGTTCAACCAATTCTGTAAATATTTTTTTATAGGTATTATAAGATTTAAGACCAATGGCCGCCATTGTTTGGGAAGCCGGAGATGCGAACTTTTCACTCCAACCCATCCTGTTATTCAACTCTACAAACCACAAATACATTGCGGTATGTCCGGGTGAAATAAGGTCGGGATTTTCAAAAGCGAAATCAAACCAAATTTTTTGATAGTAATAACCGTTTTCCTTAGCCATTGATAGAGTAAATATTGAAGTTTAAAACAGATTTAAGCCAAAAAAATAGGCTACTATGCTACCTTAACAAATTTTACTTTATCAATCTCAACAATCTTAATTGTTCCTTTTTTAGCCAACTCGTAAACGTGGGTGGTACTCTTTCTAATCTGATCGGCATAGGTCTTTACGCGGATTAGGTCTGTTCTTATTTCGTTCATGGTGTAAATATATTTATTACTTTCAAACTTCAAAATTTTATTTTAAAAAAATGTGCATGGGTACCAAGCCATGCACATAAAGCGCCAAATACAACAACATTAACCTTTGACATTCATTGTAGATGGAACAAATATAGTTATTCTTTTTATTCCTGCAAATCCTCATCATCAGGGAACGCGGTCTCATCTGCCGGTTCAAGGCGCATACCGTGCATAGGGTGTAAATTATCCTTCGGCGTTGGTTTCTCTTTTGTCTTACCAACCTTCTTATCAATGATTATATTGTCAACCGGGTCGAACAAATTGTCTTTTAATGAGCGTGGCTTAATATCGGTTAAGTTTCCATCAGCATCCCGATACATACCGTTCTCATCAGGTTGCTGCTCCGCGTACTCGCCAACGGCGTTGTTCGTTTCAATCTGCTGATGGCGGGCAATATCTTCCATGCGCAACCTTTCTTCTTCAGCATCAAAGTCTAACTTCTTTTGGAAGTCAGATGGATGAAAACTTTCATCCTTTAGGTAGTCACCAGTCTGCTTATCGAAGTAAACCCGGCGCTGCTTATCGAAGTCCCGGTAAAGCACCGTGGCCTTGTCAATGTAGGTAAAGCCATGGTTGATATTCGATGCGTGTAGGTTAATCTCACCCTATAGGGTATCGATCTTGTTTTTAAAGACCGACATGGCCACTTTTTTGTTGTTTTCCTCCTGCTGCTTGTCGCTTACGCATTGGGCCAGCATATCAGCCTCTTGTTTTAGTTCAGCCTCGTTAAACTCGTGCTTAACGTTAAGGATAACCATGTCGGCCATCTTATCGAGGTTGTCATGATCCCCGATGTTCGTGTACTTTTGTTCTGTCATGTTGTTTTTATTTATTTGGTTTTAAAATTTAATTCAGTGTAATCGCCAGGCAGTGGTAATATCATGTTTAAAAAATCTAATGCCCATTGCCTAATTTCTTCTGTAAACGCCATCATTTCAACGGTGGATAGTTCTGTAGTGCTTTTATATCGCTTCAAAACTTCACCAGACGACTTGTCAGCCATTATCTCCCCGTTCCTGTCCAATATATCCTCCGACAAGAATTTATGCCTAAGCACCTCCTTTACGTCATCAGCACCCATTCCAGTTTCATCAGCAATAGCATTTATATACCAGTGTAATACAGCATTTTGTTTCAATGACCTCGGTTTGCGCCGGGTAGCAACTGTTACGGTTACCTTAGCGCCGTCGCTAAACATCGCTTTAAGGTCACGGTAGCAGTATGCCTCATTGTTAAAATTAATGGTAGCATCGGCTCCGATGTGGACTATTTGGGCATCGTACTTGACTATCATTTTTTACTTCTTTTCCATTTTTGATATTCTTCCTAGGTCATTACCTTTACTGTGCCGGTGGAGATTAACCGTAAAGTGTTTTCAGACACTTTAAACCCGTTTAGTTTGTTTACCCTATAGTTGATTATATGTGAAAATTCTTCGTCATTAAGGGTTACCTCCATCTTACACCTACTCTGCTTCAATGCCTAAAACGGATAGGAGGGTTAAAAGCCTACCGTAGTGAGTATATTTGTCATTAATAAATAACTTCCTACAAGTTTTATCTTTTATAAATTCAGCGTACAAATGACATTCGTTTAGATAATTATCGTGATACAGTTTTACTTCATCCTTATGGGCCAGCACCCAAGCCCATTGTTGCTCAGGGGTAGTTAGCGAGTTATACTCCGCTTCCAGTTTTTCGTATTTAGTCATGCCGACATCTCCTCTTTGGTTGAAAAGCAAAATTTTTCATTGACGGCTTCTGAACATCCTGAAATATTGTACCTGATTTGAATATCACTATCATTAAAAACAAATACTTGAAGGTTAATAATTTCACCACTTACCGGCCCATCATACTTCATAATCCAAACGGCATCGCCTATATTAAATTTAGTTTCTACTTTCATCTTTTGGTTTTTTATTTAGCGTTTTAGTTGTTTAAAATATCAAATTATTTATGTCGGGATTGGGAATCACCCTATTGGTCCTCCGTTGTAAAAAAGCTCGCTGATAATTTTATTCCGCGCTTCAATGTACGCTATCATGTATGTACTCATGGTTTTGTTTTTGGTGGATCCCACCGTAATTTATCTTTAAATTTATTTATTCTGCTGCCCTTAAAGAAGAAGTGTGGATTGATCCATAATAAGTCGGTTATTAATCCATGCTTTGAAACATAACCACCAGTTGCCAGGTGCCCTATGGCATCTTTAAACGTATTAATTGCGGTTATACACATGGTATCCATATATTTAACCCTGTCTATCCAAATCCAGTCCTTGCCGGATACTATATTATGCAATATGTGTAGGTAAAGCTCTTTGCTCCTAATAGGCAATTTATCTACCGGTGTGGCCCTTTCGGGAAGCGGTGCATCATATAATTTTGTAAAAGGTGTCTTTTCTAAAATGGTTTCAAGAACATCCTGATTACCGAATTTATTTATAATATGCTTGTGCTTCTTATTTATCCAAACTTCTAAATTCTGCTCAAATGGATTAGGCCCAAGTTTATCTTCCTCAATAACTGGTATTACCCTCGTTCTTCCCATAAATCAAATATAAGTAATATATTTTATATCGTCAACACAATGACGATAATTATTGTTTTTATCTGTCACCATTTTGACGATATAGGTGTTTTACCGTCATTCCATTGATTCTCAAAAGTGTTATAACTTACTTATTAACAATAACTTATAACATAATTAATTTTGACAGTATATAATAACAAGTTTAAAAAACCATTTAAGGTAATAAACCATACCAATATCCCACATCCACAACTACCCATTAATTTAACCAGGGAATAAAAAAAATAATTTAAAATTTTATACCCCATTAAATAAGTATCGGGTTTATAACCAATAAAAAAGTTTTATACCCCTATAAATTAGGTATTACCCCCTGTGTTCCCACTTACCCCGCCCCCCGCAATGGATTAAAACCAGGCAGACCGGGGTACCCTCATAAACATTTTGTAAATCTTTAAACACTGCTAAAACCATCGCTGGTCAACAATCATCACCATATCCTTGCTTCGCCGTTACGCCGCTAACGGATATTAAGAGGTTAACAAGCATCGTTCATTGCTTGACTTGTTAACGCAAATGGATAGTAGAGTAGCAGGTAGGTAACAAGCCAATAAAACCATATGCTTAGTGTACTGAATATGCCAAATGGCATACTTTTGTAGAGGTTTAAATGTGTGGTAATTACCCTGTATACGACGATAAAAACCGCAAACAATTATAAAATAGATAACAGGATTTGAGTAGTTTATAACAAAAAGTGGTAGTGTCTTAGTTTGAAATATAATTAGTATAACAAAAAGTAATAGTGATGGATGGTAGTTTATACTTGATACTTATTAATAAAGTTATAGTGTGATATATGTGATATATGTGTTGTATGTTTGTATTGTCAATCAGGGAGGTTGACGCGCTAAATGTACCAACATGAAAAAACTACAATCTAATCTTCAGAACGGCAATGTTAAAACTCAAAACATTGTATTTATTGTCGGCTTTATTGCTTTGATAATAATAGTATCAGCGTTACAATTAACCGGGTTTATACACATTAAATTTAACTAAGGCCATGAAAATATCAACAAAAGAAGTTTTTGAGTCTGATAATTGGATCATAGCTAAAATATCACAAGGATTGCGAAATAATGTTAGGATAGATGCAAAAAGAAGGTATCCGGTAGCAGATCAAAGTAGCTTTTACAGCGAATGGGTAAGCCTAAAGTATGCTAACAAATTATCTACTGATAATTACGGTAAAAAAGTAAACGAATTTAATTGTTATCAATATTAAGACAATGAAAAGCATGTTAATCATTTACGGGGTTGTTATCGCAACCCTTATAGCGATAATATTTTTATTTTAAAACATACATTAAAATCTCAAATCATGGAAACGATAATCAAATCAATCACGACCCAAACTAAGAAAGTAAGACTTTTATTTAATGGTTTTCACTTCGTAACCGAAGTGTTGGTTTATGATGAAATTAATAATTTTAAATTGGACTATTCAATCGACGGCAACGATTATGAGCAACAAATTTTTCAACTGTAAACATACCGAAAACCAACTAAATTTCACACACAAACAAAACTCTGACAACATGAAAACAATAGAAATTCAACTTTATCAATTCGAGGAATTGAGCCAAGATGCTAAAGCCAATGCAATCAGTAACTACCGTGCAAACCAATGGGCTAACGGTGATAACCTTTCTTTCTTTTCTGAAAACTGTACAGAGGTTTTAAAGGATATGGGATTTACTAACCCTAACGTGCAATGCTCTTTATCATATTCACAGGGTGACGGCCTTAGCTTTTCGGCTGATAGCTATACAGGATTAAGAGATATTGTTATAGGCGTAATTGGTGCCCACCATCCAAAGATTGCCGACTTTATAACCGATAACTTAACCGTTAAAATATCAGGTAACACAGGGCGGTATTGCTATGCCTCTAAAAGCGATATTGATATTTATTTAGATGTTTACGCAGCTTGCAATGAAACGCCATTAATCAACGATGTTATAGAAAAGGTGCAAGCAGGTTTAACAAGCGTTTACATGGAAATTTGCGAACAATTAGAGAAAGATGGATATTCTGAAATTGAGTATGAAGATAGCGACAAATTTATATCCGAAAGTCTTATATCAAATGAATATAATTTTACAGAGGACGGAGAACTATACTAATGAGCAATTATACACCCAACGCAACCCCGGAAAACATCCGCTTAAACATCCTGCACGAAGCAGGTAACTATTGGATCAGCAATGAGGGGACGAAAAAAGCGGCCGCCTTTCATGTATGGGAAATTGGCATAACTCATAGCACTTGTGACAGCGCATACAACGATATGAGTTTAGCCGTAGCAAGGTGCAACTATTTAGCAGAAAGAAAAGAAAGTAAAATGCTATACAACGGTAAAACACTTGAATACATAGCCGGTAATTTTCCTGCTAACATGCCCGAAATACACAGGGAGCAATATTTAGCTAACTGCAAAGAAGTGATAAAGAACGAAAGCGAGGGTTTTAACCTGGACTATTGCCAACTTGTAAGGAATAGTAATTTTAGATTAATTGAATTTTACCTAACAAATAACTAACATTAAAACACAGTCACATGAAAACCAAAGATTACACCCTTTACATATTAGCCGGCTTGCTAATAATAGCGATGTTCACCTCTTGCAGCGACAAACTTTGCCCTGCCTACGCATCCACCCGCACACATAATACACGTAGATAATAAGATGAAAACAGTAAATATTTGGACTGTAATTTACACTCCCACACAGGTAATAATAGGTAGTTATTCAAATCAGGTAGACGCTGATATATTTTTATCCAAGCAAGTAGATAAGGATAATTACAAGGCAATAGCTAATAAATTAAGCTATTCAAATGCAGATTTAAACAGTAATTAACCAATTTATAAATTATTAATCAGTCACAAACATCATGAGAACTACAGAAACACAAATCAGCCAATTAATCAAAGAAGTATGCGATTTAACAGGCTTAAAAAACAACAAACAAGCTGCAATAGCAGGCGGTCAAAAAGCCTATTTAACCTATGAGAATGCAGCCGTATATGGCGGTTATCGCTTGATAATGGTACAAGTTGCCACCGGTGCGCATTATGGTGCCTTTCAATGGGGTTCAACTGAACCACGTGTTAAGGCTGCAATATTTGCAGACAGGCTAAACGGTTTAATTGCCGGATTGCAATACGACAAGAAACAGTTTGACCAAATGGCTAAATAAAATACTCCGTAATGCCGTGACTGTCGTTGCGGATCCCCCGCCCCGCCTCCTTAATTGGTTGCGGGGTTTCAGGGTGCCTGGATGTTCCGGCCTTAACCATTTTACACGGCCAACTCTTTAACATTTTCGGGAGGACGTAAACATAACATACCTAAATATTTATAGACTTATTAAATAATTAATCATGTCAAATTCAGAGAAACAGCAAAAGCAGATCCACCTCGATTACGAGGTAGTAAAGGAGTTAACCCACCAGGCTATTGAGGCCGGAACCAACTTCAAAAACTATGTCGAGTTTATTTTAACAGAACAAGCCGGGATAACACCCGTAAACAAATAGCCATGACAACAAAAGACATTATTTTACTAATTAGCATCATAGTGGTGCTACTTGCATCAAGCTGTTCAGACAAGCTATGCCCAGCCTATTCATCCACTATTACACACCACACAAAAAGATAAGATCATGCCAACAGCATCAAACGCATTTCATACCGCCCTTAAAAACCACCTGCAGGGACTGGCGGACAATGATGAACTATTTGCAGTGACCTATGCCAAGCCAAATAAAAATATTGTTGACTGTGCCACCTACATCATGAACGAGGTGCAGAAGTCCGGCCAGTGCGGACTGGCAGACGAAGAAGTGTACGCAATGGCCGTACATTATTACGACGAGGACACAATCGACGTCGGGAAGCCGAATAACGGCAAGGTAGTGGTAAACACTCATATTGATGCACCTAAGCCTGTGGAGTTAACCGCAGAGGAAAAGGAGGACGCCCGTAAGCAAGCCATTGAAAGGCAGATTGAAGCGCAGCAAGCACTGATCATGAAGAAGCCAGTTAAGAAAGCAGCACCCGCAGCAGATAGTCAACCATCATTATTTTAACAGCCAAATGAAGCCACGTACCAAATCCCAAATAAAGATATACGCCTTAGCCGAAGCGTTACCAAAAATCACCGATAAGCAAAAGACCTGGGCATTTGCACATTGCCTTAAACATATCGGCTACCGCAATAAGTCGGGCAGGATCTCCTGCCTTGACTGTGGCCACCAATGGGCCGGCATCAAAGAGGTGGCCACCTGTAAATGCCCATCCTGCAAGACTACGCTTGCCGTAGAGGACACGCAAAACCGCAATACAGCGCAGAGTGTATTCTTCTGCACACTTAGCGTAGTGGACGGCTATCAGGTCATCCGCTATTGGGAGATAAGATCAACACATAAATCTGGCGAAAAAGCTAAAATAAATCAATGGGAAGTGGTAGTTCAGTTTGCCGATGCTGAGGGCAAGATTAAAGAGGTGGTTGCCCGTAATCGTGGTGGCATGGGTTGGTACCAAGATAGTTTTAGCGGTTATCTTGAAATAAAAAACTGGAATAGGAATAAATTTGACATTTGGCCTGATGCTATTTACCCTAAAATGCAAGTGTTACCAATCTTCACCCGTAATGGCTTTACTGGCGAGCATGGATGGTGTACACCGCTTGATCTATTCCACGGCATAGTATCTAACCCAAAATGCGAAACGTTGCTTAAAGCGAAGCAATGGGGCTTATTGGCCGCATTGACAGGGGACAGGGCGAGCGCAGTGCGTGGCCACTGGAATAGCATCAAAATTTGTATGCGCAATGGCTACGTGGTGGACGATGCAATTACATGGTTAGATTATCTTGAATTGCTTACCTACTTCCAAAAAGACCTGTACAGCCCCAAATATATCTGCATTCCCGATGTTAAGGCCGAGCACGACCGAATGGTAGCCCGTAAACGTATAATTGAAGACGAGCGCAGGAGATTGCGAACCATTGAAGAAGAACGACAACGTGCGCTTAAAGATAAGCAACTGGAAGCCGAGTTTTTAAAGGCCAAGCAAGCGTTCTTTGGTATGGCATTCGGCAATGAGAAGATAACCATTAAGGTATTGGAGAGCATAGCCGAATTTATTGAAGAGGGCAAAATCCTGCACCATTGCGTAGGCAACAGCAACTATTGGGGCAACCATGATAGTTTAGTAATGTCAGCGAGGATTGAGGGTAAGCCAGTTGAAACTATTGAGTTGAGCCTAAAGAGCATGAAGATCATTCAAAGCCGGGGTTTGCAAAATGTAGCTACCGAGCATCACGGCGAGGTGTTGAAGCTGATGCGGCTGAATATGCACTTGATCAAAGCGAAGAAACGGGAGATTGCAGCATGAGTAAAGACAAGATTTACCAATTCAACTGTAACGATATTTGCATCAACCCTGATACCGAAGTGCTATACGATAAGGACAAGTGTTATGTTGAATTTACCTTCGCCCGGGTTCTGAGTGGTTGGGTGTACGGCACTGAATTTTGGATGACCCTGAATACCGTTGAGTGCTATGGTGTACACGGTGATGGGTGTTATTATTACTCCGAGCCAATGTACACCAATGACGACTGCAGAAAGGCAGCTATAAAAGAAGCCATTGAATTTTTTGAAGAAGGTGGGCGCAAGATAAGATGCGCTAAAGTACTACAGTTTTTAAACAACTCATTAACCAAATACGACCATGAAAAAGCTATTTAAAATCAACTACGAGTTTTTAGGGTTGCCAAGAACCTTTGAAACAGAACACCTTTCGGAAGCGACTACCGAACTGGAAAGGCTTGACGCTTGCCACGAAGTGCCTAACAGCACGATTGAGATCCACACCGTCAATTTACACGTTCCAATGGAAAGTGAGCTTAAAACGGCTGAAAATACAATTAAACAGGCTGCATACCTTTCCGAAAAGCAGGGAATAAAACCATGAAGCTATCAATATTCACCGATGCCTCATTTATAACAGGCTCACCAGCTGGTTATGCTTTTTATATTGGCTGTACCAAGGGTATGATCAAGAAAGCCGGTATATTTAAATACCCCGCCAAAAGCCCGATGGTTGCCGAACTGCACTGCCTTGCCAACGCCATACATACACTTAAGCACTGCAAGTTCAGGCCAATCACCAGTGTGTTTGTTTATTGTGACGTTATCGACGTTGTAAACGCGATAAATGGTGAACGTAACAACTTTAAGGATAAAGATCTGCGGGACATTGTGGATGAAATTAACTTCCTGATGTTGGAGATATGTATTCAGGCAGGTGTAAATATCCGCAACGTCCGCAAGTTTTTCACATTTACCCATGTTAAGGCACACACCAAGCAAAAGGATAAGTTTAGCCTTATAAATAACTGGTGCGACAGAGAGGCCGTAAAATATCGTAAACAAGCATCTAAAAATAAAAAGCCATGACATATACCTATTTTCTTTGCGACGATGGGGGCGAAGTTGTCACTAAATTTTCAGAGATTACGCAGGTCACCTGCGAACGAATTAAAATAAATTAATAAATAGTAAATTTAATTTGTATTTACACAAACAAAATTAATATATTCGCATTATAATTTATAACAAACGCCAAATACCACCACCATGACACTAAATCCATTAAACACCAATCCTATCCTACAGGCGCACTTCGCCCTGCGAATGGATAATTCGGGGCAACTACTCGTTAATGAAGATGTTGCCCACCTGTTACAAAACAGTTCACAGGCCATGTCTGAATGCTGCCGTCAGGAAACCTACCAAATGGACGGTAAGACCATGTGCGGGTATTGCTACAATCAATGTAGCGCCTACTAAGATGAACCGCCCAACAGAACAGGAAAAAGCCGCCATGCGGGCCCGTTATGCCCCACCAACAAAGGCGAAAGCCCAGGATTTCAAGGTTAGGCATTGTGGCCAAGTGGTGTTTATCGGCCCCGTAGCCCTGTGCCAGTGGTTTATCAATAAAAACGGCCTTAAAGCTAAGCCGACTATCAAATAATTAAATTTCAATAAAAAGCCAAAACAATAATATGAAAAAATCAGAAAAATTCTCGATTGTGAGAACCCATTCAGCCGGAGTATGGTTCGGCCAAATTAAATCACTTACCGGCTCAATAGCCGTTATAACCAACGCCCGTCGCTTATGGTACTGGTCTGGTGCTGCATCTTTAAGTCAGTTGGCGGTAGAAGGTGCAAAACGACCGAACGATTGCAAATTCGCAATGACCATTACCGACGAGGACGGTGTATATCTTCCGCAGGTGATTGAGGTATTGCCGTGTACCAAAGAAGCCGTTGAAAACATTAATACTGTAAAAGTATGGAAGATCTAATTAAAGCATTCATGCAAATTGCGCCAGCAATTTCAGGTGACGGTTACGGTTACGGTTACGGTTACGGTGACGGTGACGGTTCAGGTTACGGTGACGGTTACGGTTACGGTTACGGTGACGGTGACGGTTCAGGTTACGGTGACGGTGACGGTTCAGGTGACGGTTACGGTTCAGGTTACGGTTACGGTTCAGGTGACGGTGACGGTTACGGTTCAGGTTACGGTTCAGGTGACGGTTACGGTTACGGTTACGGTTACGGTGACGGTTACGGTTCAGGTTCAGGTGACGGTGACGGTTCAGGTGACGGTTACGGTTCAGGTTACGGTTACGGTGACATTAAACCACCCGTTTTTACCGAATATAAAAAAGGCTTTCTAACTAAAGAAATACATGGTTTTAAAACCTTTAATAAACAGCCAGTTTACTACATTGATAATATTCCTTGCATTTTTTTATCAATAGTCAATAATGTTGCAAAGGTAAATGTTATTAACGACGATATGAGCGTCAAAACAATGTACATAGCCAAGTCGGGAAACCTTTTTGCCCACGGGGATAACAAGGAACACGCCGTTAGATCGGTGACTGATAAGTTTTTCGCGTCGCTGTCGTTTGAGCAAAAAAAAACAGAATTTGTGTCTAAGTTCAAAAAAGAAATAGAATATAGTAACAGGCTGTTTTTCGCTTGGCATCATCACCTAACCGGGAGTTGCGAAAGTGGACGGATGCTGTTTGTTAAGTCACATGGTATTGATTTAGATGGTAAAATGACAACGTTAAACTTTCTTAATCTTACTAAAAACGAGTATAATGGTTCAGCAATAACAGAAATTTTAAATAGTATTTAATATAATAAAACGCCATGACAACAATCACCAAAACCATTAACGGCAATGCCGTTACCGTAGACAAGCAGCTTGAAGATTTTGAGTTGCTAAAGAAAGCCAGTACCAACGTTGACTATTTCGGTATCCGCAGGGAAACCAGTCATCTATTTATGCAGTTCAGTAACGGCAAGTGCTTTATGTACGCCCAGGTTCCACCCGAAGTATTGGAGGAAGCCAAGAATGCCGAAAGCATAGGCAAATTCTTCCACGCAAAAATCAGGGATAGGTACACGTACGAGGCATTATCCTCTAACCTAATCGCTGATGCGCCAGAATTTGACTCTGATATTTTAGGTACGGGCATTGTGGATGATGATGATGATGACGATTTGTTTATAAACGACGACCTGTATTAAGTGTTCAGATGAAAGATGGCTGCACTCGCTACGCCTCGCCTCGCCTAACACGCGGGGATTTGGCGGTACAAGGCACTAACAATTAGCAAAGGAGGGTATCATTAAATAACTAAACACAAGACGGATAAACCTGCTAAACTTATCCCGACAGATAAAACAGCCACGGGCGATCCATTGAGATCGCCTTTGGTAGTACTAAATAATATTAAAAATGAAAGCGTTTAAACAACTTTGCGTAGGTGATAAACTCTATAGAGCGGTTATTGAATTGGGTAAATCAGAAGATCATGTAATTACCGAGATAACGGTAAAAGATATAGGCCGTAGCGAAAAAGGTAACCTTAAGATCAATATGAAATATGATAGTTATTACCGAGAAGAAACGTATGATTTTTTAATTCATTTCAATGAGGCTGATGTTGATACCATTTCAGGCGTTATAGACTTTCCCGGATTTTGGTTTACCGATATTGACAAAGCAAATGAATATATCCGGCAGTTGGTAGTGGCAAGAATTGAAAGCCATTATGCGGCTATAAAAAAGGCAGAGCGTGATCACCTTTACACCATTGAGCAATTTAGGATTAGGTTTCACGAATTACTTAATCCAACACACCATCAAAATTTCATCATTAAATAATCTATACATATCATGCCACTAATAAAACAAAGCCAGTCGCTTCCAAAGCGCAATGTAATTATCCTAATCCACGGCGAGCCTGGGTTAGGCAAAACCAGCCTATTCAATACCTGTAACGGGTTACTTATTGACTTTGAGGACGGTGTAGGTCGCTCACACGGTCGTAAAGACACATTACTTGTTGATAGGTCTAAAGGATGGAAAGATGTTCTTGACGAAGAAGCCGCTGGCTCTTTTGCCGGGTATAAAACCATAGGTATAGATACACCCAAGGCCATGTTGGATGACTTCCAGATGGCTTATGTAAAAGACCAGGACTTCGCGCTTCGTAAAAACACGCTTAAGGCTTATGGCGCTATGGGCGAAGAAGCAAAGCAATTTTATAATCGTATTCGTGCTATGGGTGCCGATATTGTAAATATGGTTCACTCGGCAACCGAAAAGGATGGTGATAAAACCATTAAGGTGCCGGATGTTACCGGGCAATCACTACAGTTACTTAAACGCTTCTCTGATCAGATAGGGTACATGTACTCTGAAAATGGGCAGCGGGTTATTGACTTCCGTATTCAGGACGGTGTGGTGACTAAAGATACAGCTGATCTGGGTAAATTAATAATCCCACCAATTACCCACCCGTCTTATGAGGGATGGCTGTTGCGTGAGGTTATTGACAAGGTTAAGGAACGGATTGAAAAAATGGATGAGGCTCAACTAGAAGCATTGGGTGTTATTTCCGAATGGCGAGCATCTATTGACACCCTCACTGGCGCTGACGATGTGATGTTAGGAAAAGAAATAATGGAAAGGTATAAATCCTTAATCAAACTTGCGCCAGAGCATATCAAAAAGCAGGTACAGGCATACTTTATGGCGCACATGGCTAAGATTGGTTGGAAGTGGGAAGGTGGCACCATTAAGGCCTTTGTAAACACCAATCCAAAGCCCGTACATGCCGAACAGCCAACGGGACAACCAGTTACTCCGCCAGTGGAAGAAAAGAAGGAAGAAACGCCGCCAGCTATTCCACCTGCAGAAAGTAACCCCAATGCGTTAATTAACCCGGCACCGAGCACACCATCCATTAATGCGGATGCCGCGCCTGCCGGTGATATGTTTGACCCTGAAAAAGTATAGCCATGGGTAAAGAAACTGGAATAAGTTGGACGGACGCCACCTGGAACGTAGCGAGGGGCTGTACTAAGGTGGATGCAGACTGTAAATATTGCTATATGTACCGTCAAAGCCTTAATGACACACGGTATAAGGCCGACCAAGTGTTAAAGACAAAATCGGTATTTACACTGCCACTTCATTACAAAGAAACCGTTTCGGGTTGTTGGGGCGGCAATCCGTTAATCTTTACCTCGTCACTCACCGACTTTTTTCACGAGGATATAGATGCGTTCAGGGACGAGTGTTGGGATATTATACGCAAATGTCCGCACCTGACATTTCAGATATTAACCAAACGGCCAGAGCGCATTAAAGATCACCTGCCCGCCGATTGGGGTGATGGATGGGATAATGTATGGTTGGGCACATCCATAGGCAGCAATGCAGGGTTGGAGCGCCTATTTAATCTTCATGCTGTTATTGCCAAAACAAAATTCCTGTCATTAGAACCGCTTTATGAATGTTTGGATTTAATGTATCCAGAGTGTGTGTTTCCTAACGGGCCGGAAAGGTGTTGTGATGGATATATGTGTGGGTGCATGGGGTTGCCAGTTGACCAACCAATACTTCATGGTATTCAATGGGTTATAGTTGGCGGGGAAAGTGGTAATGATAACGGAAAATATAAATACCGTGAATGTAAGCTTGAATGGATTGAACAAATCGTATCGGATTGTAAAATCCTCCATATACCTGTATTTGTTAAACAGGTTGGTACATACCTTGCAAAAGAATTGGGTATGAGCGAGCGCCACGGAGGTAATTTTGACGAGTTTCCTCCGTCTATTCAATTCAGAGAGTTTCCAAACATAAAATACAGATCTTAAATTTTATAACGATGAAATTCTATAAGAAAAAAACAATTACCCGAAGCGAAGGTATTCCGTACCTGATACGCTACAGCCTATTCTCCTGCCGGTTATTTGCCGTAAAGGTTCACCATATCTTAATGAGCGATGATGCGTGCCTCCACAGCCATCCCTGGCCCTTCATAAGCATTATTTTGCGTGGGGGATATACCGAACAGCGCTTTGTTAATACGCCGCCTAAACAGTACAATGCGTGGCTATCTAACCGCCGGAGAAAGACCCACACATGGTATAGGGCAGGAAGTTTCCTTTGGCGGCCTAAAGATAGTGTGCACAGATTGGTTTTGCCTAAAGGCAAGACAGCCTGGACACTGGTGATCACCTTTAAAAAGGTACAGGATTGGGGATTCTTCACGCCTAAAGGCTTTGTCAACTGGAAAGAGTATCACGAGGATGGAGGGTGTGAGGCATGAGCCGTAAACGGGTTTATAAACATATTTCATAATGGGAAGGCAAATACTTACATGTAGAGTTACCGTCATTGAGTCTTTTAGACAATGGATAGAATCTTCTGACCAAGAAGATAAACCATGGATAAACGAAAATTCGGTTTTGTCAAATATTAAGGGAATTGAAACATTCAATATTAAGGCAAAATTCGGTTCGGCCGGACACAGTATCATTGAGGAAGCGCCAAGGTATGCTACCATAGGTGGGTATGCAGTGGATGGTTTTACATTTACCGAGCACCAGGCTAAACCGATGATCAAGTTTCGTAATGACCATCCACTAATGACCCGCGAGCTGGCGCTGAGCAAGCTGTACCATACGCCATACTTTGACATTATCATTACGGGAACTACGGACCATTTAGAGGGAAATATACTCCGAGATACAAAATTCAAATTTAGTACTTATGATGTTTCTGATTTTATCAGCAGCTTTCAATGGAGATGTTATTTAGACATGATAGGGCTAGATATTTTTTGGTATGATTTTTTCAAAGTTTCTGGTTTTAACACAATTGAAGATTGTCCAAGCGCCAGGATATCGGATTGCGAAAGCATGATGGTAAAGCGATATCCCAGTATGGATGCTGATATACAGGAAACCATTAATGAGTTTGCTCAGTTTATCAATTTTAAAGGATTAGAGCAACACTTAAAAATTACACCTGAAAAATATAAAAGAATATTAAGAGGCGACAGTAGTTTAAAAAAAATCATATCTTTATGACGCTTTACAACTCAATACAAAATGACAGCAGATCATTAACGTTTAAAAATATAATCAGCGGGCCGGTGAATCCTTCCTCTTTTGGATTGGGTTGTAAAGCACACCGCCCCCTGGTTTCTTTTTTTATGCAAACAGAAATAAATTTTGATGTTGAGGTTTGGAAAGATGTTCCAGGTTATGAAGGCTTATATCAAGTAAGTTCTTTGGGAAAATTTAGATCATACGACTCATTAAAGATTGCTTTTGGCAAAGGATATTATACTCAAAAGGGTAGAATATTAAAACAATCAAAAGAAAAAAACGGGTATTTAAGAATTGCTCTTTTTAAGGATTTGGTTAATATAAAATACAGGGCCCATAGAATAGTAGCAGAGGTTTTTGTTCCCAATCCTGAACACAAAGATCAAGTAAACCACATCAACGGTATAAAGACCGATAACAGAGCCGTGAATGTAGAATGGGTTACCGCTTCTGAAAATCAAATACACGCTGTAACAACGGGCCTTCGACCAATAGGTGAAGATATTTATTGCGCAAAGGTAACAGAGAATCAGGTTTTAATATTTAGGGAGGAATATGCCTCCGGATTATCTGTTCCTGAAATATTTAGAAAGCATAATGTTTCGAGACACTTAGTAAACAGAATAGTTAAAAATAAAAGCTGGAAACATTTATTATAAACCATCACAGATGCTAAGCGTAAGCGCATTGCAAGAGGGGATAGTAAACTTTTAAAATTGATATAACATTATGAAAATTCAAACAAAATATTTTATCTTTGGTCATTGTCGGAACATGCTTCGCAGGCTGATCCCTCACTCGTCTAAAGATATTTCATTTCTTGGCTGTACGGTGTGTACAGATTCCGGTGAAAGCCGTAAGCCCTGCGAAGCACTGTATAACAACCGTCAGCCAAGAAATGATAATTTTCATGAGCCATCGAACATAGCCACAGCACCCATAAGCGGTGTAGTGGTCATTAACACCTTAAAAGGACCGTTCCCCGACGAGGGTAGTGGTAAGTTATCCTTATTGGTTAGGGATAATATGAATAAACAGGGTGGGGCAACTTCTTCCCTGAAACTAAGCGATACGACAAGTGACCGACTGCGGAGTTTGAATAAGGGTTTGCTCTCTAACGGGGGTAGGGGGCAAACTTCTTTTCTTTCGCTCCTCAACTTCGTTCACTCTTGCGGTTGAACAATTAAAAAGTTAATAAAATGAAAGTTATCTGTCCAGTTTGTAAAAAAGAGTTTGACGCCTTTCGAGGCGAAATAAACAGGGCTTTGAAAAATGGGTATGACGTAAGATGTAGTCAAGCATGTTCAGGACTTGCAAGGCGTAAAAACATAACCCCCGAACAGTTTAAAGCCAATAAAGCGGCGTATGATAAAAAGCGGAGAGAAGAAAAGTATTTAACCCATATAAAACCACAAAAACAAGCCTATGACAAAACCGAAGCAGGCAGGGAAGCCCAAAAACGAAGGCGACAAACAAGGATGCCAAAACACGTTGAATATTGCAGACAGCCACACTATAAAGTTAAAAAAGTTGAGTACGATAAACGGCATAGATCCGAAAAGAATTATGGTGAATTTGCCGAAGTCTTTTTATTAACCGAACAAATTTTTACCCACATAGATAATAGAATAGTTAAATATCATCACGGATTAACAAATAAATCACAAATTAGAAAACGAAAATGGAAAACGCAACTAAACAGCCAAAACTTACCGCAGATGCCCTCAAAAGCGCTCTTTGGGAAACATTAAACGATTTACGCACCGACAAGTGCGAACCGGGTAAGGCCGATAGTATCGCTACTCAGGCGAGAGAGATACTAAGAACTGTAAACACCCAATTAAAGGTAGCCTCGGTAACCGGGCGCAAGGTATCGGTAGATGTTACCGACTTTGCGGAGAATAACTAACTTAAAATCCGCAGAAATGCGGATAATGCACCTATCGTTCAATGGTAGGACTACGCTTTTGTAATGCGTGTATTGGGGTTCGAATCCTCATAGGTGCTCAAAAATATACTCTATATGGTATATAATGTTAAAATATACACTGATTAGCATATAATATGGAACAGATAAAAGCACCGTTTACGGACGAACAGGTTAAGGGATTAAATGAATATCAAAACTCGGGCGTATTCCACGAATTTACCTGTGGTAATTCTAAACATCCTGCAGATAAGGGGCGAACATTGGTAGCCTATAACGAGGGTTGGAAGTGCCCAAATTGCGATTATACCCAAAATTGGGCGTTTGCAAGCATGACAGACGGCAAGATGATTGAGGCGGGTAAAAAGTGGCTGTCCGATAAGATAAAAACATAATTCTGGCTTATACTTAAACAGGTTCAAACTTTGTAAGAAAAATAACAAGTATTTATAACAAAAACGCCAATACGATGCAAAACGAAACCATTGACCCTTATTATGAAGCCGAAGCCGCACAGGCATCCGACTACGCCGAGTATTTGGAAGAAGCCAGTAAGCCCCGCAAGGGAACTATTCATTATGGCTTTGGCGCTGAATACCTTCCTAAATGGGGCATCAAAGAAGCCCTGAGAGAGATTTATCAAAACTTCCTTGATTATGGCTATTATGAGGAAGAATATCAGATTAAGGATGGCATAGTAAGCGTTAAACTAACAAATGCGTGGGCACCAGATAACCTCGAATACCTACGTATCGGAAATACCGGTAAAACCAATGGCAATTCTATTGGCCACCACGGCGAAGGTTTAAAAATGGCATTTCTGATTTTACACCGCAGCGGGTTTACCAGCATGATCTTTACCAACCGGTATGCTGTTTACCCCGAATGGTATAGCGACACCGAGATTGGCGATTGCTTTTGCTTTAATTACGAGATACACGAAATTCACGAATCACCCTATACGCTGGTGTTCGACTGCCCTGCCGAAGATTGGCAGGCGTTTAAGGATAACCTGGTTAAACCTTCAGATGTGATTTACGCCCATCCCCAATATGGAGATCTATTAAGCAAGCCAGCTGGCAATATATACTCAGGTGGATTGTTTGTGGCGTGTTTAAAGGGAATAAGCAGATCTTACAACATCAAACCATCCTTTATGCCGCTTGACAGGGATAGGTGCGTACCGCAAGCCTTTGACGTTGAATATTACAGCGCACAGATACTGGAAGCCTCCGCGGTTCTTACCGTAAAAGATTTGGGATATAGCGACACAAAGTATATCCGAAAGCTGCCCGCTAAAATGTATGATGATGTTAAACCGCGAAAGGTGGGTAACAGTATTGAGTTTACCATAAAGAATGAAGCCGGTAAGGACCAGCTCATAACCAACGATGGTTTAAAGGAGCATCTTAAATCACACAGCCTATTCGCCAAGGCGATTGCCAGGCTAAAAAAGATGTTGGTTAAACATTTAGGGGTGTATGAGCTGCTGATTGCCTTTCGGGATAAGCACGTCAGGGGAACCGAAGCCCTGCAAGATTTTGAAATAATTTTAAACAAAATAGATAAATAACGCCATGCCAATTACCAAAGAACAAGCCGTACCAGGCACCACCGTTATGTACGGTGAACACAAATGCACCATACTACAAGGTGGATATGAAGATGCAGAATTAGGATTTATGGTTAAAACCTCCCGTTTCCCCGGCGGAATGCCACTTGACAAATATTCATTGTCTAATACTCAACAGTTAACCATAGTTGACAACGAACCACAAACGCAGACCATTGTGTTTAAAGGCAAAATTGTCGGCGAATTAGAGGAAACTATCTTTACACCCGAATTAATTGCCGAAAGGTCAAAGCCATTATTAGCACTAAAGATAAAAGGTGTCTTTGATAGTAAAGGCGCCGAGGAAGTAAAAAAAGCCATTAATAAGGCGGTAAAGATGAGAACAGCTGTCGAAGGCATTGAAGAACCCATAATTAAAAACATCAATAGCCAAGCTAAAAAGGCGGTTGCGGCAGTCAGGGAAGTATCTAAGCCAATATATGAAGCCTGCTACGCCACGCAAAATACCTTACAGGCAACTTATGATGCGTGGGTGTTAGAAGTGCAGAAAGCCGAGAAAAAGGCGGCCGAAGAAGAATTGGCAAAGACGGTTGAAAGAGAAAATAAAATGTACGAGTTGGGTATGACTTTTAACGGGCAGGCATTCGTTGGGTACGGTAAGGCTATTACCAAAAACTCACTGTACAGCCTGGATGATGATAGCTTCAAGGGTATTGTAACAGAAATTGAAGGGTTGAATATTGAGCAGGATGTTACCGGGGAAGTGAAAGAAGCGCCAATTCCACCAATGTCTGTTGCGTCAATGACCGACGAACAACACCGTAATTTCATTAATAATGGTGGATATGCAAAATCGACACAGTTGCCACCTTCAACGCCCATACCGCAGCCAAAGCGCTTTGAGAACCAGGTTTACACCTGTAGTGCCGGTGACTATTCTTTTCATCTAACTAAGGGAGTTGTTAATTCTGTTACCAATCAGGTGATCATTAACGAACGGGTTATGGAATCTGCAATATATGTGCAGGTAGTTTATAACGGAATTTAAGATATGAACGAGGTAAAATTTAAACAATGGGAATGCACTGTTACTAAGGCCATGTATCAAAGCGGTAACATTGCTTTAAGGCTTATTGGCAAAGATCTTCCTGTTTATGATAATCTTGTAGCTACGGGAACGGTTAATTTACCGGGACTTGCAGATAATGAGATAGCCATTAAAGATTGGAGTGAAAACGAAGGCATGTACATTGCCCTATTGGGTGCTGATATTATCACCACTGCCCACCGATACGAAAAATCAGGATGGATAGAAGCAATCCCAGTTTGTTATTTAAAAGACGAGATATGAACAGATCAGTAGCAAAGGAGTTATCTTATACGGTAACGGGCGAACAGATTGAGGCAATGTTGTTAAATGCTAAAAACAGCATTACAGACTGGACTAAAGCATCGCCATTAAATAAAGGCTTGTCTTTAGGTAAGTCATATAATATATTTAGTGCTATTGACTGGAAGGGTGAAAAACATTGGCTGATTAAAAGGAATGCCTTATGCACCTTCGGTGATTATTTACCTGGCTATGTTAAAGAAGTTAAAACTAAAAAAGTTATTCCAGTTTATCACGAAAAACCAAATTTTAAAAATCATGGATAAATCAAATGAACAATTAGAATATGAAGATCAACAACGACTTCGTAGGCTTTATGACCAACAAGAATCCTATGACTATTCACTGGATGAAGATGGCATAAGAGAACGTTGTGACGATTGCGGCAGGTTTATTAATTCACATGGGCATTGTCCCAATTGCGATTACTAAGATAATGGTTGGTATGGGTGCCGTTGTTGGCAGAATTGATAAGGACCATCAATTGCAGAGCGAATCTGCCCCATACCCCAACCTATGTGCTAATAGGTTTTAATAATTGGTTAGAACCGGGTGAAAAGCGCAAGGTGTAAGCCCGGTTTTTTTAAAAATGTAAAAAGTTAATTATGGACATACAATATATAATAAAAAACTTCGGCGCTATCTTAAAGAAGATACGCCTTGAAAGGGGTTTAAAGCAGGGAGAGGTTGCCGGCGGCGCCGGAATGCACAAAAGTTCATACTGCCTTTTAGAGCAGGGTACCAGGTATCTAAATTTACACGATATGACAAAGTTGGCATCGTTTTACAATATGAACCTTTCCCAGCTAGGAGAGCGCCTGCAGCAATCGCCAGCAGAACTTAACGAGATAGAGAAGCTGCGCATGGAGTTGGAAACTGCGCTTAAACAAAACGCCTGGTTAAAACAGGAATTGCAAACATTAAAGGAGGGTGTATAATGGCAAAAAATACAAGGTGGAGCTCTGATGACTTCCGTAAACAGGGATTAATAGAAACACCTAATGGCTTTATAAAGGCTGCTAAATTGGTTAATACCGGTAAGGTGGATAAGATAAAACTGCCCCCCGAATTTGTGTCGGTTAAAAATATTAATGCCCTATATCCGGATGGTAGGGTTGAGCCCGTTTTGCCAAAGGCTAACCGTAAAATTAAGAACGCTGTTAAATCAGAGGTTGACGGTGTTAAGTTTGATTCAAACCTCGAAAAATACATGTACGGGCTTTTAAAAGGCGCAGGGATAACGTTTGAGTTTCAGGTCGAGTATTTACTACAGGAAAAATTTCGTTATGGCAAAGAGGCTATAAGGGCCATTACATTAACCGTGGATTTTTGGTTGCCAACCCGAAACATGATAATTGATACTAAAGGGTATGCAAATGACCGAGCGCCTATGAAGTATAAAATGCTTAAATGGTATTTATTTCAGGAGGTTAAACGGGCCGGTGGCGATTTACCAATAATTGAAACCCCGTCAAATAAAAAAGAGTGTGACTTACTGTTAAACAAAATTTTATACTGTAAATTATGATAATGGATATAGGCGGAATATACGCATCGGGCTTATTGGACGAATTGAAAAACTATTCTTGCGGTCAATCGATGCGTAACAACAGAATTTTAAGGCTATATAACAGATTAATGAGAACTGGGCACCCATTTATAGCCCAACGTCTGGCTGATAAGTACCCTAATGCTATTCACATAAAGTCGGATGCTGTTATGGCTTTTGCTATGTCGCTGATGGCACAAGAAAATAATAAATAAACCATGCTAAAAACACACTATAAAACCCTGCTAAATAAAAACATAATGTATAAAGATATTCTTTGCAAAATAGTTAAAGTGCCAGATCCGCCTGTTTATAACGCACTGCTTATTTACCCCGGCCGCTGTGATCAAAATATCGGCAACGGCAATGGAAGGAGCGTTGAGTTGTCGCCGTTAGAATTTGAGGTTGAAGTTTTTCAAACCGTAACACTATGAGGGGAATACTATTCATCCAAAAACCAAAGCCAACATATTCGCTGGCCAAACTGCAGGAAGTGCTTGAAAACAGGAAGTATCATAAGATTAAATTTATAAAGGATAACTGGAACACCATGAGAGCAGAAGATATTGCGGTAAAGCTTAATATTAGCCTACGTCATGTGTTTAAACTAACAAAGGGACAAATGCCACAGAAAAAACATATCGTTGTTAAGCCGAGGGAATATGAAACAACGTTGGTCATCGACCTTGAAACAGGTATTTATTATGGAACAATAGCCAGGGCGGCATCTGCGTATAATATGCCAGCATCCACATTGAGGGATTTAATGTCATTTAACCGTACCAATAGATTTAAAAGAGCATGAGAAAAGATGATCAGTTATTACCGCACCAAGATGGTGTAAAAGCCGGGCGCCGGATCAGGCTTGCAGTTGTCAGGGCAAAAATAATGTGGCTGGCTCCGGTGGGCTGGTTTAAAAGTAAAACAATTTAAACGTTATATAAAATGATGATTACCGGTGACCAACTTTTCATTCCTACCGAAACCAGATGCAAATGTGGTATGAGTTTTTTAGAGCAATATAGGAGTTTATTGACCTGTCCAAGTTGCGGATATTATCTAATTGCCAATCCCCCCCCCATATCAAAAAATGAAAATGAGGTATATTTGGATGAGCAGACTGGAAAATTTACTTTTAATAAACCAATATAACCGTAATTAAATATGAGAAGCCATGGAAGCATTTATCATTTTTTTTGTATTAGCCGATGGGTTGGCTATTTACTGCAATTATTTAGCTAACAAAAGTCTTAACCAGTATTTTAAAAAGGATTGAAATGAAAGTTTTAAGCGACGATACAGGGTTGGTCGGAAGAGAAATTAACCCTTATTTTGAATTCGGCGGAGTTGATGCTCAACAAAACCCATTTCTAAATGAAGAATATTTAGAATTTGAAAAAAACAATAAGCCATTCCATTTTACCGCACCCCAACAACCAAACACAGTTATAGAGTGTGAGTTGGTATGGCAGATTTTTAATGAAAGAAACAATTTGTGGCATATAAATTGGGATCCCGGATTTAAAACATTTAAAGAATTTTCGGCCTATTGGGCAAGCGGTAACTTTACTGCAAAATCCCGCCAAGCCTTCGAACCAAAGGATACCCTAAAACAAGGCATTATTAATGAAGACACGGTTTGCCCAACGTGCAACAAAGAGAAAAATTTCAAGTTTTGCTCAAATGCTTTTCATATCATACCAGAATTAAAAGATGAAACAGTTGGAAGTGGCTTAAATTTATCACAACTTGAAAAAGATGTTGATATATTTATTTCCAATATAACCGATAAAGATTTTAATGAATTTTTAGATAAAAGAGAACATACCGTTGAGCAACTGGCCGAAATGTATGCAGACAGAAAACCCGCATTATTTATAGACTTAAACGATGCCTTTAAATCGGGCTATTACAAAGGACACCAGGCAACTATTGATAAAGTATTGCGCATAATTGAAGATGCTCCAATACCAAACGATTGGGGTCAACAAACAGATTTAATTAACCAAATCAAAGAACTTAAAGCGTAAAGATAAAATGCTAAATCACATTCAAAAACACTTCTGGTGGGCAGTATGGGTAGCCCTAATAACCCTAATTTTAATTGTAAATTACTTTAAACACTAATAACATGAAAAAAATATTAACTCCTGAAATACTAGAAATATTAAACAAACCGGAAAACACTTCAGTTGAAAATGCGTTTTTTGCCGGTGCTGAATATAACAAGGATCAATCTTTCCCCCCTATTTTAGCAGCATTATTCACACTATTTGCGACGTTTCTTGTTTTTGTACTTCTTAACTTATTCTTTAACGTTGAGTTTTCCGGGGATTATAAAGATGAAGCCACGCGCGATACATATTACAAAAGTGTCGCTATGAAAGACAGCGCTATGGCGCATGTAAACGATGCTAAAAATTATAACAGATACTTAGATAGTGCCAATAAATACTACGAAATTCAAAATTATATCATTAACCATAAATAATCATGCAACAAAAAACAATCGCAATCATCGTAGCTTTCATCCTGGGGATGGGACTACTAAGCGCAAATGCGCAAAACAAAAAAGTTTATCAGGCAGATGCCACCACAAAACTATCCGTCCAGGTTAACGTCACCTCCGGCCAACTGCAAACTTACCTGTTCGTTTTACAGAAGGGTGGCCCGCAAGCATTGTCCCAGAGTAAGGATATGTCAGCGTATGACGTTACTCAAACAATAGCCGTTTACCAAATAGTGACAGATAGCGTAAATTTGTCCGGTTTCCGCGCCTATAATCAATTTTATAAGGTTGGTGAGGCCAAGTGGGCGGCTGATACATTAAAAGCCTTTAAACAGGCCAAAATTGATCCCATTAAACCGGTTACACCAATTAAACATTAATACCTATGCCGCCAAATCTTATCAAGGGAAACTGTTTTATCTTTTCTGTTTTATTTATAGTAAAACATCCATCGGCTCAGTTATTGATGCGCTGGAATAAACAAAGTAAGACGGTTTCCTTTCAGGTGGCTTATGGTGGTAAGATATACAGATACCGGCGCAAAGATCGCCTTCAAAGTAAATACTGGTTTAACGGCCACGTAGTAACAAGTAAATTAACTTAGAACCTTAATGGTGTATAGGCAACCATACCAATCAAAATGACAAAATTTGAAGCAATCAAATCACACGTATCAACCCTAGATGACGATGCAAAAAAGTTTTATGAAAACGGCAATAAAGCAGCCGGGACCAGGTTACGAAATGGACTGCAGAAATTAAAAACACTTGCACAGGAAGCACGTATCGACGTTACACAGGCTAAAAAAGCCTAACTTTAACCAGGCAAAGAGCCTAACAGTTTATTTATCAACTTCTATTAAACAATTAAAATCATGTTTTTTCTCACTAAAATTTTAGAAAGTATCCTGCCATTCCTTTTCTCAGCTTTAAAACGCTCATGGGACAATCTTAACGAAAACCAGCAACAGGCTTTAGTTAACTCAGGCGTAATTGGCCAGTATATTAAAAACAATCTTACTGCATTAAGCGGGGACCTTGTGACAGCGATATCTACAAGTACGGGACTTCCATCGGATGTTATTGAACCCACCCTAATAACCATTGCAGGAGAACTGGGGTTAAAAACTACCAGCGTTGATGATGCTGTAAAACATATACAGTCATTGCTAACAGTCGCAAAGGGATCAACACTTTGGAATGGCATCCTGCAAACAGCATTAAGCGTAGGTGCCACCGCGTTATCTGGAGGTACTTTAAATTGGGTACATATTGGATTAGGGTTGGGTGAATATGTTTATCAAACGTTTATTGCGCCAAAAGAACTACCGGCTATTGCAGCCATTGTAACCCCTATTGTTAACCAGATAACATCTTCTATAGATAAAGCAGCACCAGCCTTGCAAGCAAGCAATGTTCCGGGCGGTGTGTTATCACAATCGGCAAATCAATACGTGGCTCCTATGCAAGATAATGCGATTTCGGTAGGTGATACAACAACTATTACCGATACAACACCGGGCAGCTGACTGCCACGGTGGGTTAAAACCCTACCTGCCCGTTTATGGGCGGCTTGGGAAAGGGTAAATTCTGCGTAATTAAAAAGCCCCGGTGATCAAGTCGGGGCTTTTTTGTGATTAAAATACCGTGGTAAGGTGCTGCACAGGTTCTTATGTTGTACTGCCAGCCTCGCTCTCTTTAGCTACGCTCTGAATTTAAATTTATTCATTGTGACGGTTGCAATTGCTTATATAAGTATATATGCTTTCAGGTTACACCTTACTTTATAGCATCTACCTTAACATCCAAACTATCAGTACTGATCACCTTTTCGGTAACAGTACCGTCAGCGGTTGTTGTGGTTACTTCGGTTGGGGTTCCAGGACTTAGAAAGTTCTTAACCAGATATGCAATAAACCCGGCTATCGCGGCCATACTTATTGACTTCCAATTAAAGGTAAGCGATCCGTTATGTGCTGTTTGTTGAATAAGGAATACTACCGGAGTTAAAATAGCCATAACAGCGCCTTTGATGGCATCGTTCCAGTTTAGTGAGAATAAGGGTGATTGTTTCATGATAAAATGTTTGCTAGTTGATTTAATTGTTCTTGGGTGCCGGTGAAAAAGTCACCATCCAGATCAGTGTTTTGATACCGGTAAGTATTTTGCCAAAATTCTGGTTGTTTACCAGTATCATATCTTACCGGGCAGCTAGCCTGTAGTGATGATAACCATAAATAATTATCAGGGAAACCGTGGCCATGGAAATACTCTTTTGGAAAGTTATTGTAAGTATATATCACACACTTTTTACCTGTTTGTGCCTGAATATAATTAATACAGTCAGTTAGTCGTTGCACCACCATCTGCCAATTGGCTGCAACCCATTGATTAGCCTGATCAGTCAAAGCCTTATTTATTTTTCCATCCTGAAATACAACCAAATCTTCAACATCAATAGTCGGAGGTAATACACCAGGCAACGAAAAGTCAAAACCTTGTGAAAGATAAAACCTAGCCTGAGCCACACCATCAAACCTGCCATCAAAAAATAAATAAGCTCCAACACTAAAATTAGGCCCCCTAAGCGGCTTTGCAGCCTGCCAGTACTTTTGGAACATTGAATCCAGTAATGTTAACCCCTGCGTTGCTTTTATCCATACAAAACCAAGTCCCTGACCCGGTAATGAAGCTACATTAATAGATGGACTATTATTATGGCTGATGTCGATTCCTTTTATCATGGTTTTATTGTTTATAATTATGGTTTTTGTTTAAAAGTAGGATCATCACCAGGTTTATTCCTATGCTCAATTACCCATGAACCCCCATACTGCAGTTTATCGAATTTATTATTTATAGCCCTTAACGAAAAATCGTGAGTATCTAAACGGCGGTTAATATTAATAAAGTCGTTTTTGTCTATCACCTGGTTGATTAATTGCCTGTGGCTGATATTATTTATGCTATCTGATTGAACTTTAAGTATAATATCAATATGCTTTCGTAGTTCGATCACATCATTATGGTTATTAGCCCCGTCTGTATTGGTTTTGAATACAAACATGGCCAGATACCAAATAATAGCACCGATGCTAAGTAAGCCGCCAAAAATTGACATTACAAATAGTACATTATCTTTAAATTTTTTGAAATCACTATCCCTGAAACTGTCAAAAGCGTCCCGTACCTCTTTAATGTGTGTAGTATTTTCCTGTGTTTTTGAAACTATTTCGTCATGTCCCATTTTCAATAATGTGTTATAATTTTTTCTTCCCTTAGTTTACTCTTTTGCTCATCTTCACTTTCCCTTAAATATTTTAAGTACTGCTCATATTGGGCAAGTTCCGTTTTAAGTTCCCTGATTTTGTTGTCAAGGTCCGTAATTAGGTCTTGCTTGTCCATGCTATTTAGCTATATATAAAGGCTAAAACCATAGCCAAAATAAAGTAAATGGCTATGACGATTGGAAATAAAAAGATTAGTTTTTTCATTATGGTGTTATGTTGTAGTCAAAATTAATAGTACCTGTCAAAGCCGATATAAAAGTAACCGTAAACGTGGTTGTTGTTTTCGCGCTTATGTAATAATTAACCGCTGTTAAAACGTCTTGTGGAGATATATCTACGAAGTAATTAGTATTAGCTAGCGTACTACCTATCGTCACTGTTACCGCCGTTGTTGCTGCCCCTGTAGTCGTTGAATTACCGTGTATGGTGGTGGCCAATAACCCTCCATTAGCAGGAAGATACGTTGCAACGCTGCTTGTTAATGTCGGAGGGTTTATATGATCTAAAAACCCTGAATTTGAAAATACTATAGTATTACCGAAATACGCATTTTGAGAATTATCCAGCGTAAGCGCGGATGTTGAATTGGTGCTAAATTGAAGTCCCGATGTTGTAGAACCTGTTATAGCAGGATTAGCACCACCGTATACACCGTTAAAACTGATTGCGTTACCATTAGCAACAATTAAGTTGCCGAAATAGGCATTGTAACCACTGTGTAAATCGCCAGTTAATGTCCCGCCTGTTAAAGCTAAATAATTAGCCCCATTTGCAGGTGTATACCCATATAGGGCATTTATTCTGGCAGTCGTTTCATCACCTGTGTTTGTTCCTGATAAGTTTGAGGCTGATAGAGTTCCTGTAAAAGTTCCAGTTCCATTAAAATAACTATTACCATTAACGGCAAATAGGTTACCAGATGTTGGGTCGGCTGTGTAACCGATACCAACAAAACCACTGCTGCTTATACGCATACGTTCCCCGCTAGTGCTACCTGCGGGATAAAATAATATCCCATTAGCTCCACCTGAAATAGCTGGAATACCTGCTCCATACACACCCCCCCATGTGAGGTTATAGCCAGTTGTAAGATTAATACTACCATTAACGTCTAAGGCCACTACTGGACTTACTCCTATACCAAGATTACCGCTTAATGTGCCTCCTGTTAATGGTAAATAAGCAGTTGAAGTGAAAGCATTAGAGCCTAAACCTAAGAATGATTGTATTTGGGTATTACTAGCATAATGCCAATTACCATCAGTTGCCGAAAAGGTCATTAAAAATTCAGGCACGTTTGAACCTAACGCACCCGCATAAAGGTTACTACTCCATGCCGTAGAATTATCAGCTAACCCATGTAAACCTAAATACCTTGTATCAAACCCTGTATAAGAACCCGTTAAATATCCCGCATCATTTGTGAATGTGCTAACATTAGTTGGCGCACCCGTCAACTTTGAATAAGCTAATGAGGTAAGCCATGTAGGATCGGAATAACTGCCAGTAGTATAAACCCCGTTACTTACCGTTGCTGCATTCCCGCTGATATTAATACCCGCTATACCCGCACTTATGTTAGCTGCTGTCAAAGCTGTCAAGCCACTACCAACACCTGTAGGGGTTAAATAATCAGTCCCCGCTGTCAAAGGTGTCTGCAAAGCAATATTTCCAGACCCCAACAACGAAGCGGAATTAATCGTTTTGATATTTGTACCACTAACCAACAGGGGTTGATAAGTTGAATTATCATAAGTTAATGTTGTGCCTGTAACTTTAACAAATCCAGTTCCATTTATAGGATTAATATCTGCTGTACCATTAAACGCAACTCCTTGAATATTACGAGAGGTGGTTAAAGAAGAAGCACTCCCTGTAGTATTTTGATTTAGAGTTGGAACATCAGTAGGTACTAAAGATCTAAAAGATGGAGCTCCTGTTATTGTGGCTGGGGATGCAAACACCTGCCCTGCTACTTGATTATTTAGTGTAAATCCTATACTAGCATTTGGAGCACTTGAAATACCAGTTGAGAAAAATCCTGCGATACCAGTACCGCTAAAACTTTGTACTACTGTTTTGTAGGTTTGATCTCCAAACAATGCTGTTGTAGATGATGCAGTTCCTGTACCTAATTTAGCTGTTGGAACAGTATTATTATAAGAAGTAGTATTTCCAACACTTGTTATATCTCCTGTAAGATTAGCATTAGTAGTAACAGTTGCAGCATTACCCCCTATTGATAGAGAAGCTGCTGTTCCAGTTAATCCCGTTCCTGCACCAGAAAATGCTGTTGCGGTTACATTAGCAAATGTAGGTGAATTTGTTGTACTCAAACGCTGATTTTCTAAGGGTTGATAGGTTGTTGACAACCCCAAAAAAGTACCTAAAGTAGCCGCTGTTAATTTACGCTGATAAGCAATCCCCGCTGATAAATCATAACCATAAATACCGCTAGGTGTTGTACTATAAGGGATAAATCCATTATCTGAAATTGGATTGGTAGCATTAGATACATCAATTCCATAACCGCCCATTGATAAATAACCAGCATTTACCCTGGCACCTACAGTTATTGAGCCAGTTAGATTAAGATTAGTAGGTACTTGTACAGTACCGCCTCCATTTGCGCCTATAGTAACGTCACCAACACCATTATTTATGCCGGGTGCCGCAATCTGATTGGGGGTGGTTAGAGTACCTGAAAATACTGAATTAACACCTGTTATGGTAAGAGATGCCGAAGCCCCTGCATTTGCAGAAATCATTAATTTTGATTGTGTGTATATTACACCGTCACCAGAACTTGACCCATTTATCCAATTATCTGTACTTGTTGATTGACCAAAAGCAGTTTTATCTACTCCCGAAGTTTGTAAAGTAAGAGCATTTGTAAATACTGAATTAATATGTATTGGATATGTCGTTGTAATATAATTAGTCCAAGTATTTGCATTATTTAAGTTTAAACCAATTGTCTGTGCCGCTGCCCCATAATAACTACCCGAAAAAGTTAATGTAGAATTTGTAGCTGTTAAACTGGCAAGATTATTACCTAAAGCAATCCCACTTATAGTTGAGTTATTTAGTGCTGAATTAGGAATAGCACTCAATCCACTACCAATTCCTGTTATAATTCCACCAAAATTTGCATCACCATTTCCAAACAAAGTTGTTTTAAGAACGCTTGACGTATTATATATTGTTAAGGCACTTGCATCAGCCTTAATTGTTACACCGTTGCCTGTACCTGCCGCTGTGTTGTAAAAACTTCCGGCATAATTACCGCTATAGCTACCCCCTATATTTAAACTACCGCCATAATAGCCGTTAACTCCGATATTAAGGTCAGTATTTTCATTGCTGCCGTCAAGTTTTAGGTAGGTGGATGCGGCGGTAGTTACTGCAAGTTTGCTATCTATCTGTGTTTGGGTAGATGTGCCTGTATTTGCATTGAAATAGGTCGCTGTTATACCATCTGTAATACCGTATCCTGATAGGGTAGTTGGTGTACCTGTAATCTTACTCCAGACTAAACCGGTAAGCCATGCAGGATTAGAATAGCTTCCTAAAAGCGATACACCATTTAAATTACTCAGTGACGTACTTGCATTAGATACATCTGAAAGGTTATTGGCCCTTAATAAGGCAGCTCCCAATGGGATTGAATTATGGGTAAAATAATAGGGTGTAATGTAGTAGGCGCTGTCAGCCCTATTTAAAGGCCACACCCATCCATAGGTAGCGCCACGGTAAACAGGAAACCGATGTGTAGACGGTTCATAATATACCGTATTTGTTGTTACCGGACCTACAGGGCTAACGGGGGTCTGCGCCAATGTGGCCTCGCAACCACCAGCCAAGCAACTTAAAAATAAAATAATGTTTTTTATCTGTTTCATGAGTTTTGTACTCCGCTAAGTAAAATAAATCCGGTTGTTGGTATTGCATAAGTCCACGTTATTGATACGATACCACTTGACGGTACACCCGATGTAACATACACATAATCTGGCGACGTAGTATAATCCGGCGTAAACCCACCCATCCCGTCAGAAACATATATTTGACATACCAATGGCGTTTTACCGTAAGTTGGCGCGTATACTGTATTATAATTAGATAATATTACGGTGGTTGCATTAACAAATGTTATAATAGTGGTATTTACCATACTCCCAGATACCGTAATGTTGATTTGCCCTATAGCGCCACCCTGTGCGAAAGGGTTTATAGCGCCGATACCCAAAGTACCAACCAACTGCAAAAGCTTGTCATACGCCTTTATAAACGGTACTGACACATAATCTGCAAGGTTATATTGGCGCTGAACACAATTGATAGCCCGTTGCATGTAGTTGATATATCCCCATTGTACGCTAAGCGCCCCGCCGGTGAGTGAAGTATAGTTAACCAATACTAAATTAGCCACCTTTAACGAGGCAGCTAATAACGTGTTTTGAACCTGTGCCTGTGTCATTACTGTTCAAGGTTGATATATATATTAGCGGCAATTATACAGTTGTTGGCGGCCACAAAATTACTTGCCAGGTTAAACCTTATAGCGGCATTATAAAAATTCTCCGCTTTCTCCATGTTGCAATTGCTGATAGGCAATATAGAACCGCCGGTAAAGGCATTTAAATAAGCGGAAGTGTAAAAACCCGCAGCAATGAAATCAACCGTGGATGTGAAGGTGCCCGTGTTATCAACCACAACGCATATAAATTGGTAAAACCCGTCTGCAGTGATATTGTAGGTGTACGTTGTTGCCGTTCCAAGAGATACTGTCTGCAATACAACTCCGTTACAATCGTATATGGTAAGATTACGGGAAACCATTGTCCCATAAGACCCGGTATCGGTCCACAGCAATTGTGACCCGATAAGGTTTGCTTGTACTACGACGGCTGATGCGGTGCTTGGCATGGCTTAGTGATAATAAATTGCGTAAACAGAACTTCCCGTTTCGGGGGCCGTATTCATAGTAATCGTATTCCCCGAAACCGTAAAGTCATTACCATATTGTAAAAGTTGTGATGGGTCGGCAGTAGGCACATACGCCAATGTTATGGCCCCAACTATCGGCGTATTAGCCAATGTAAATGTTTTATTTACCCCGTCTATCGTTCCTGTTACCGCTTCTCCGCTAACCAATGTCCCCGGCGTTCCCGCCGAAGCACTTGCCTGCTTTTGTTGCAGGGATAGTATGGATTGATTTTGTGGTATATCCAAAAGCAGATTCAGCGTATCCGATCCCGCAGCACCCGCAGGAAGCCGCGTAAACAGGTAAATAAATATCGGCAACCCGTTTGATCTAAACCAGGCAAATTGATTTTGGCTTGACAGCGGGGTTATGTAACCATTCGCCGTAATATCATAACATTTCCTGATTGAACTAAAGTCAATTGGAAAATTGTTTATGCCAGCGATCGTAATAGTTTTGCTTGTGGTGTTGAATGATACACTATAAATGTCGTTCGATGTCGAGTTTAATAAAATTTCCAAAATAACCTCCTTTAAATTTTAGATAAAGATAATTATTTTTCGTATATTCGCATATAAAAATACAACATTGCGGGTTGTAGTAAGAAATTTAATTATCCCATTTGGGGGAGAGTGCCGCAATCGCTTGAACCCTGATGGGATTTTTTGTTTTATATGACACTAAAAGAACGATTTGAAAGCAAGTTTAAAATAAACGAAGAAACTGGTTGTTGGGAGTGGACAGGATCTGTTAGTAAATTTGGATATGGTAGAATATCGGTTAATAACAAACCCCTTTTAGCACATAGGATTTCCTATTCGCTATATAAAGCTGACTTAATGGACACCCGTTTAGTTTGCCACACTTGTGATAACCCGCCGTGCGTAAATCCAAATCATTTGTTTTTGGGAACCCACAAAGACAACGCATTAGATGCAAGTAAAAAAGGGCGAATGGATAAAAACACTCACGAAATGGGGTGGTATAGTCGCGGGTGTAGGTGTGATGGTTGTAAGAAAATACAATCTGAAAAAGCAAGAATAAGTGCATTAAAGCATCCCGAAACAAAGAAGCGACACTCTAAAAAAATGGCTGAAAATCCCGAAATTAGACGTGTTTACTATCTTAAAAATCAAGAAAAGATGAAAGCAAAACAACGGCTTTATAATAAAACACACAGCGAGGAAATTTGTAGGAAGAAAAGAGAAAGATACGACCCTATATTAGAAAGAGGGAAAAGGCAAAAAGATTGGGATAAAAAAAAGGCGGCTATTTATAAATGGGTTGAGAAGAATAGGGATGAAATTAATAGGAAACGCAGAGAAACCAATAAAAATAAAAAGGTCGGCTTAAATTAATTTTTCTAAAAAATAGCACCGAGTTTTTTGCCTTTTTCAATCTCTTTTTCCATATCAGAGATTACCGCACAGGAAACTGTAACCCGGTGCCCTTTAATTTGGGAAGCGTATTTGTTTATTTTTTCGGCACAATCCTCTAATGACTTTCCTATCGATACAACACATCCAATACAATCATCCTTATCAATAAGGTTGGGGATTATATAATATACCCCATCAACTACGGTGTAGTTTCTTAGTTTAACGTTTTTTGCTATCTCTTTTGGGAATAGAATACATTGACCGTTTTCCCTTGACCAATCGGAGGTTATGGTTAAAGTCATACCGTATTCGGCGGCATATATTGGCTCTATAAATTCATTATTGCCACCGTGCCAAATTATTTCTGAAAAATTAGAAATCAATTCGTAATAAACCTCACTAACCGGGCTTGGGAATCTCATGCAAAAATCTGTAAGGTAGCAACCTGTTTTATCGCACCTCATTTCAGTTGACATAAAATTGGCATACCCATTTAATTTTAAGGTAGGCGATATTTTATCCATTAGTTCGATTACTGGCTTGAATATTTTGCCGACAGGTTTTACGTGCCCTATCCAGCCGCAATCTTTTATTTCAATGCCGTAGACTACGTTTGACGGATATTTTCCAGCCACAGAATACCCATCGAAGCCAACTTCAATTCCAGTTATAGGTGTAAAAACAGAAAACTCCATTTCATCCTTTACAAAACTAAGTTCGGCTTCGAGTTTATCAAGAACGGGAACTATTAAATCATAATTGAGGCTATGGAACGTTTCAAAAGACCCTCTAAAAACGTTCGTCTTTACATAAACATCCTCGTGCGCTTTCAGGTATTTACGCAAATTAGTCAAGCCCCTTACCTCAGTGTACTTCGGCACTTCAAGCCCCAATTCTTTCAGGTACTCCAACGTTTCAGTACGTTCAAGTTCCAACTGATCCGCCTTACCCGAAGCCCACACCCGCTTACCAATTGATTTGAGGTAATCCGACCAGTCAGCAAATCCGCAATCGGGAAATACAAATAAGTCAATTTCATCAATGTAGTCCCAAAAGTTGTTGATCTTGGTTACCCCCTCTGTTTCAAGCAATCCCTCGCCAATTGCGTTATCGGTAAATTTAGGAAATGTGGTACGGTAAAATGGGTTATGATAATAAACGGTTTTAAAATCACGGGCAAGCCTTTCGCATATAGCCATGTACATACCTGGACTTACTACACACACCACTTTCGTTGCTAAATACTCCATTATCTTATTTATAAAATTCAGTTTGAGGCTCATCATCAAACGCCTCGTCATCATCTTCTAAAGGTTCCGTGTCAACCAATATCTCCCCATCCCTTTCGGCATCATAATCTTCGGGATCCATATCAATGCTTTTTAGGTACGTTTTTCCTTAATCCAGGTACTCCGCTTTCCAACATCTGACCTACATACTTCATAAACCCATGGCGTTTTAGTTTCGGGGCACGTTTCTGTTGGGTATGATCAGAAAATGCCAATCCCGGAATTGTGGTTTTAGCCCCCTCCTTAACATCTGTTATCTCTGCCAACTGTTGTAAAGCAGCGGGTTCAATTTCACCCTTTACTGTTTCTGCACCAAATTTCGTTAACTTTTTCATTACCCCGCTACCACCTGTTGTTAAATCAACTAACCTTTTTATTTCATTGGCCTGTGGCACTTCATACCCCAACCCCGATATTGTTCCCCACGCAGCAGCCGGTATCCTGCCGTCTACATGTCGGTATTTATCCAATAACTGCCTGAAATTGGCCCCTACCTGTGCCGCAATAAATACAGGGTGCTCAACAAGGAACGCCGGTATATTAACCCCATCTACTTTGATACGACCCGGAGCTACCTTCTCCTTTTTACCCGGTTGATAAAACCCGCCAAACATTTTAGGGTTAAAGAAACCAAGTGCCAACGCCGCGCCGCCTATGCTGCCCTTTTTCAAGTGTTCAAGTATTATATCTGCTTCTTCTGGTGACAGGTTATCCATTCCCTTACTCATAGCGCGTCCCAACCTGGCTAAACCTGATACACTACCAAACGAATATTTAGCGCCCTCCAACACGATATTTGACGGCACCTTAACGAAGGGAAGTAAAATACGGAAAGCAGCCCCCGCCGTCCTGCTTATGGATGACTGGCTTTTTTCAAGCGAGCCAACATTATTTTCGTAAATCTTAGATAGGGTATTATCACCCATAAAAATAGCCTTTTCAGCATCCTTATAGGCGTTTAACCTGTTTTGAGCATCATTAACGGGGTCAAGAGGATCAAGTCCGGCATCAATCATTTTAGCGGTTCTTTTTGCATAGGATAGTTCCCATGCAAAGCGTTTAACAGGCGCTTTAATGGCTGAGTGTATGTGACCAAAAAATTCTTTTGCTTCTGAAGGTAGCGTAGCACCCCTTTCTTTGTACAGGTTAGTTAGGTTGCTTCCCGCACCGGTAAGTTCCTGGTAAGCATCTTTCATGCCGATGGTAAACGCGCGGGAATATGCTTCGGATATTGATTTTACCGCCGCGCCGTCAGTTAGCCTATTTGCTTCACGCATAGCACTACGGCTTACACTACCCTCAATAGATGATTTAGCCGAAACTTTGGGTAGTATAGCCGAATATCCTTTCCCTAATCCCTCCTGTATGGGCTTAATACCCATTGTAGCCAACCCCGTTGAAGCAAGTTTACCTAATACAGTTACAGAGGCCAACTTAGCCTGTCTGCCGTATTTAACGGCTATATCAACAGCTTTCCTATTCCATGACTTTTTAGAGTTTTCAATATCGGCAATCTTTTTATTCACCTTTTGCTGTTCCCTGTTTATCTCTGCCCTTATATTCAGGTAATCATTATCAACCAATATTTTAGCGTACGTCTTTTGCTCAAACGTTCCCGATTTAAGTTTTTCAAGTTTTGTAGCCTGTAACTTCTTTGCCCTGCCTAATCGTAACTCATTTTGTTCGGTAAGGTACTTATCAAAGTTTTCCTTAACTATACTTGCAATATCTTCTTTATCTAATCCGTCAATGTGGTCTTTCAGGTCGTTGTAAAGTTTATCAACTACGGAAGCCAATGACGTAGCGCCATCCAATACATAGTTCCTGGCCAGTTTAGTTAACGGCACGATCATGTCAACGGGTATCTTGTTAGCACCCGCATTGCTACGTGCTTTTTTAGCCAATAGATGCAAGTCAGCCAATAGCCCCTCACGTTCTTTACGCAGGGACGCTTTAGTTACTTCCCGTTTCGCCTGCCGTTCCTCGTGATTAGCGGTACGGTTCACCTTGTCCACCAAACTATTTTCAGACTGTTTTTTTAGCTTTTCAACAAGGTCGTCCCTTTGATTTTCGAGTTCTTCAATACGCTTTGTTCGCTTTTCAAGTTCTGCCTTATCACTCGGGTCAAGTTCTTCCCCGCCGTTAGCTACTTTAGCCCTACCAATAATCGTTTCGGTAGAGTAGTCCTCGTTCATTAGTTGCGTACGATAACCCAAACCTGAACCGAGCTCACTACCGCCAATATCCGTAGCCTTTTGATTTAAAGCTATCTCGTCGGTTATCTTAGCGATTTTAATTTCGTTATCCGAAGCATTTTCGGGATCGGTATCTTTTAATATTTTTCTACGCTGGTTTTTTAATTGGGTTTTACGGTATTCTAAGGCCGCCTGTTCCACATCAGTAGCGGGGCGCTCTTTATCAATAATATCATTAGCGGTACGGTTGGCGTAATCAGGATCATCGTCAACCAATTCTTTCCCTTTAGCATCAATGGTTTCCCTACGCCTGTCTTTTTTAGCCACATCGGATTTGGTACCGGCTTCTTCACGTTCCTTTTCGGTATCAGCATGGCGTATGCCCGTTTTTTCGGGTTTATCCTCATCGGTTATCCCGGCATCTTTAAGGTCTTTAGTGATGGCACTACGTATCTTATCCCTATCCTTTTCTTCCGAGTTGGCAAGTATATGCTTAACTGCGGCATCAATGGCATCGATCAGTTTACCACCGTTTTCAATCACGGTAGCCGCCGTTTCAAGGGCACCATCATAAATTGCCACCCCTACGCCCTGTAAGCCACCGTGTAGCGAGTTTTTATCAGATTTGAGGCTACGTATCTTATCGGCTAAAGTCTTTGCCTGTTCGCTTATTTTGACAGGCGGTTTCTTAAACGTTGTTTTGCCTGTGCTGCTTTTTGGTCTTTCAGCTTTTTCGCCTGGTCTATTTTCTCCATCATTTCCAGTGCCGTCATTTTTGGGTTGTTGTGCGCCTTTCTCATCATTTTGGTCAGCAACTTTCGGTACGCCGACTGTTTCATCTGCCGGTTGTTCAGCAGGTATCTCCGTATTTGGTTTGGTTTGTTCATGTATAGGTTTTTTAGCTTCTCGTTCTGTAGTTTCCAAATCATATCGACTTGGCGTAATTTCTTCCATCTTGCCACCAATGGTTTTAAAAAACTTCCCCTCTTCGTTATTTATAGCCAACCCTTTTGAATAGGTTGGTTTTTGGTCTTTAACCAAACCCATAAGTTTATCATTTGCCTGTTCTATCTTATCAGTCAAATATTGTTCCTTAGCTGATGGCATCTCGGCATAGACAGGATCAAGGTTTTTACGTTCACCTGCCGACTTATCTAATTCAGTCTGCAATTCGTTCCTATCCAAAATAAGCCCTACTGCTTTGGTTTTATTCTTAACAGTTGCAGGTAATGATTTTACTGCTTGGGATATTTTATCAATATGGTCGTGCGTAGCTTTTATCTCGTCGCTGTTCCATCCATTTTCATGGCCGTGCTGTTCTATGTTATACTTAATATTATCAATATTAGCTTGCGATGGGTTATTAATAACAGCCTTGGTTATCTCGTTCTCATAACCTGAATTTGGAAGCAATTTAGAGGCAGCATCCAAAGCGCCAATGCTACCGAATAATGGGACCTGTTTAGTAAGACTATTACTTTCGTTTTCTGCAAGGTTGCCCAGGTTCTCGTTAAATACTGGTTTGTCGCCTTGTGAAGTTTGCAAGGCATCTACCGCCTTATGAACAGCATAATTACCAACATTTAATTTAGTAAACGTTTTTGCAGCATCGGTATAGTGTTTTAGTATCTCGCTTGGTGAACGATCTAATTTTTCAACAAACGACTGTGTTTTACCTGTTAATAGGTTTTTATAGCCATCTTCGGATAACCCTTTTTCTGCTGCCTCTTTTAAAGCATCAGTAGCTATTCCCTGAACAACTTTATCTTTTACAGCACTTGATACACCCTTACCAAAAATCTTGCCTCCAAAATCAGCTAATGCCATATTAACGACACCACCGCCCTGTATTAGTGCTTCTTTTGCCAATGGGTTCAGATCGGGCATCTTATCGGCCATTTCTTTAGCCTGTCCTAATCCCTGTAAGTATAATAGCGTTTTTGGTAATCCTGCCGCTTCACCAGCCGCAATAGATGGAGCAAAGTTAGCCATTTGACCTACGGCGGCCACTCCGGCTCCAACGCCTACTCTATGTCCGTTAACGGTGGGTACGGACATATTTTCTATTGTCGCCTTATCGTTATCTGTTAATCCATAATCGGCAAATTTATCTGCTTCCTTAAATGCTTCATCAGTAGGCTCAATACCCATCATAGAACCTGCTGGGTTATTAGCCATATTGGCTACATGGGCAAGTCCCTTGGCGATTTGTATGGTTCCGTGGGTAGCCTCACTGCCTATATACTTTGCAGCCCCGATAAGTTTACCAGCAGGCGTTTGCATATAGTTATAGTGATCTATATTTTCTTTAGAAGGCACACCCAACTGATCGGGGTGTGAATTACTACCCATTTCTAAAGCCTTGTCAAATCCTTTTTGCGCCTCTTTTGGCAACTCAGAACGTAACTGTTTAAAATGGTCGGTAACGGCTTGTTGTTTTGCCAGTTGATCTTTTTTATACGCCTCCCGGTGTTCGGGTAGTATGGGCGTTAAATCACCGCTTTGGGGGATATTTAGGAAAGGATCTGAGCTGGGCGATTGTGGCTCTGATCCACCGCCCAATTTGGTAAATGAACTCTCCAAATCTGCCATAGCCCGCTTTTGATGTATATCTTCGGCAGTAGGCCGATAATCGTTCGTAGGAAATGGTGAAGGTGTAGTACCATCTTTTTTTTTTACGGGCATATCAGGAAGCTCATTAGATGGTGCTTTTTTTGCCTTTGGCATATCGGGTAGTTGGTCAGTAAGGGTTTCTTGTCCGTCCATAACTATTGCTTATTTAACCAGTTTATATATTCCTGATCGCTCACACCCGCTTTAACGGCTTTTTCATGTATAGCACTTGACGGATGAGTACCCTTAAAATTGCCTGTTGTTACAGTATAGGATTTAGGCTGTTGCTTATCGGGTTGTTTAATTTGTGCCTGCGGTAACTGCCCGTGGCCACCCTTTACACCCTCAATCTGGTTAAGTTGACTAAGATTAACATTTTGTTCCTTTGCCATCTGAGCAAAATCAGCCAAATAAGTAGGTGAAGCAGGATTTAGGGGATAATCCTTTTTAGGCTTTATTTCTTCCTGTTTTAACTTATAATCCTTGTCTGTGGGGTCAAATGGTTCGCCAGGATTTTCCTTGGCCCATTTAGCCTTTTGTTCCTTATTAAATTCAACAGCCTTTTGATCTATTTGGGGCGGGAATTGAATTGTCTGAACGCCGTTTGAAGGGTCTATGTTAACATGGGGTTTTGCACCACCATATTGGCCCTTTGGTAGTAAACTGAAGAACTTGTCGCCGCCCGCAGCGTCTCCACGTGCCATTGCTTGTGCAAGGAACTGAGCAGGTGTTGGCTGATTTGAAGCTTCTGTACCTGGCCGTGGATGTGCCAACTCATATTGATAGTGGGCATAGAATAATTTATCGGGTGCTTCCGGCTTGTATGATTCATGAAACACGGGTTTAGTCTGGTCATAAAAACCAACACTATCCCCCATATCAGCCATATACTGCTTAACCCGCAACCCTAACTCCTTTTGCGGGTTAGGGTCTTGTATGTTGGGGTAACGGTCAGCCAATGATTTTTGTACGTCTGGCTGTGATGTAGCCCAGTGCATGGTACTTTCAAGGGCACCATTGTCACCATCCATGGGAATACCACGGCTTTGAACTACGTAAGCACCCTTTTTACCCGCAACGGTAGCAGGTGTTTGTGTCCCGTTATCATATTGCAGGTTCTTTGTCAATAAGTCTTTATGGGCCTGATATAGCTTATCCACCTTGTCGGGGTCAACCCTGCGTTGTTGCGTAGTGAAATCCTGTATGGTGTCTGGGCTATTTACCTCACTGTCCTTACTTTTACGGTACGCATCAAGGGCTTTATCATCCCAGTTATTAGGGTTTTGCTGATAGGCGGTAGCCCATGCATGCTCCTGTAGTCCCTGTTTCTTGCTCTTTTCAGCATAGGTGCCCAAATCATTTAACGACTGCCTCACCTGTGCGAGTGCCATAGCCTTTTTCATCGGGTCTTTCTCATTCTCGCTGTCTATAGCTGTTTGCTTTATCGTGGCATATTGTTTCAGGTAAGACTGCCTGTCGGCGTCATTACGTAACCCGGACGGGTCATACCCCTTGGCCAGTGTATCAGCAAGGTACTTGTTATCGGCGTCCTGCTTGGTTTTACGCTGCGCCAGCATTTGCCCATACATCTGTATGGCAGGGGACGGATTAAACGCCTTGGCATCGCCAATTCCTTCGCCAATATCTAAATGACCAACTCCCATTATTGCCCCCAATTATAAGGTAAGCCCGGATAAGGTTGTTGACCCCGATATGGGTTTTGGCGTTGGTAAGGTACGCCCGATGGTAACCCCGTGCCTGAAAATTGTGGTGTCTGAAAATTAGCGCCCATTACACCGTTATTGTTTTGTTGTGACTGTCCCGCCAAATAGCTATTAAAACCACTTGCTGTATTGTTCATCTGATTTTGGGTTGCCGAAATATCTGCCTGTGCTGCGCCATTTGTCGCTGCTACATTACCAACGGGGGAAGTGTTTGGGTTGTTTGAAGCATAGTTTAACGCCGTCATACCTAATTGACCTGCACCAGAAATAGTGTTGTTCATACCCGTTTCTGCCGCACCCTTATAAGCCTGCATCTGGTTAAAATCACGGGTATATTTATCAAAAACATCTGACTGCTGTTTAGCCAGTTCCTGATTACCCAACTGCCCGTTTTGACCTATAAAATATCGTTCATTAGCCTGCCGTGCCTGCGCATCTTCGGCGGTTAGGCTATTCATGGCATTATCCGACTGCCGGGTAACAGCGGCTACGCCCGAGCCTGGGTTTGCTGATCTGCTTAATGTAGCCAGACCCGCAGCGTTATTTTGGTTGATACCATTTACGGCGTTATTATATTGCTGCTGTGGCAAGCCAAGCGTAGCCATTTGACGGGCTATCTCCCGGTTTTGGTAAAATTCGCCTGGTATATGATATACCGGGTCTTTCAGGTTTTTCTGAATGGCATTTGCCTTTGCACTGTTGCGCTCGGATTTATAGGCTCCGTAAGCCAAACCTGCACCGGCTATTACTAATCCTCCGAGGGGCATCGTCTTAGGTTTTAAATTGTTAACACTATTAACTGTTCTTTTACTTGCATTCCCTGCCTGATAAGATGTTTAATAGCCCGGCTATTTTTACCATGCAAGACACATTCAAATGTAGGTAAAATATTTTTTATTGAAAGGAACCAATTTTTCAGTGTTTTTTTATCGCGGTGACCAACATTTATACCAAAGCTATAAAGCAACCCATCCGACAAAACAGTAAACCCAAAGTCTCCAACACGGTAACAAGTTAACGGCATTATTTCAGCTGTCTTGCATATCTCATTATACGTATGATTAGCATAATCGGTATCTGAAATATGGTAAACGGGTAAATCAGTATCACCCTCAAAGGCAATCTGTATAAAGGGCAATAGTTCGGTGATTGATATTTCTTCTATCATGGTCTTGCGCCCGTAAATACCACTTTTGTGCGTACTGCAATACTAAATATCTGTAATGGGGTTGACGCATCAACCGTTACTAATTCCACAATTAGCCAGTTACCACGCATACCAGCACCGTTTACAATATTTTCATCGTTCTCATCACCCAATATGGAGGCTGAATAAACATTATCAACCTGATAGTTGGTAACACTTAGTCCGTTAGCCGCCAATTTCTGCTTTATAAAATCGGTATCGATCAGCGTTGATACCTGCCCGTTTGATGATTGTATCCCATCTATAGCGGTTATCAGCAGCATATTGGCCTGATAATTCAACACCTCGTAGTCCTTTACAATGCCAGGGTTCTTGGCTGACACAATCTTAATCTTAGATTGAAACTGCTGCCCAAAGAAATTATTGGTTGAATTGGTGGCCCCGTTTTGTGCTGAATAAAGCGACCCCTGATAACCTACAATGGTTTTCTCATCTATGGACCACCCAAAATCAGGATACATATTTCTGAAATCACCCCACTTTTTATTTATGGCCGACCAGATAATTGTTGTTCCTATGTTATTGGTGATATTCCTAACATTAAACCCGGTGATCACGCAGTTGGCATTGGAGTAAAATTTAACAAAGCCGTTGCCTGTAGGTGACAGCGTTTCAACATAAATATTGGGCGTTGTTTCCATGGCCCCATTTGAGCCGGGTGTCTGGGATTGTACGTACCCACCCGATATACTCAAAACAGAATAAGACACCTGGTAGGTTTGGCCTGCCGTAACGGGGTAATTGGTTAACGTACACAACCCGCTGTTACAGGCCACGTGCGTAGCATCAACACCGTCTACCGACCAACCAGTGTCATTGCATGCGGTTAACAGGTTTACTACAATTGCCGTATTTTGGATTGCTGAGTACATGGCTAATAGGTTGTTGTTGTTATAGAATCAGGTGTTATGCCTACTGCAAAAGTATAGATAATATCAAGTACTGGCGAACCTACGCCTGTGCCAACTGTTCCATCAGCACCGGATGTAATATGACTTGATACACCCACTGGCGTTGTCGTTCCTGCCGATACTGCCGGTATCCTTGCTCCTGTAGTACCGTTAAGTTCAAGATAACCTTGGGTAATAGGCCTTGCACCGTAGCTAAAGTTACATACACCGCCAACCGTATCACGGCCCTGTATCCTTAATGTAACCGATAATAATGAGGTGCCACCGTATTTAGCTGTAAAATAAGCAGTATTGATACCGAAACGCCAGCCTGGTGCGGTTGTACCCAATTTATCAGATGATAGTAAGAAACAGTTTGACGGATCGGTTCCATTATTTGGCTGTAAAAGTGGGCCGCTTGGACTTTCTATGGTTCCCGTAACAATTTGCCCTGTTTCAGACAATCCTGCTGTTTGTACGAAGCAACATAAATCAGCATTTACATCGGTCAGATAATCCACCAGAACTGTAGATATTGTAGCATCAATCAGGCAGGTTCCCGCTGCATTCGCTTCCGACTGTGCTGCAGCCTGCGCCTGACTGTCTGCATCTGCCTGACTAATAATACTGGTGTATGCGCCCGCCGGTATACTCACATAAACAAAAGTACCTGATTGACCGCTTGGGCACCCCATTTTTCTGTAATTGGCATTTATAGCCACATTTTGATAAAGCGCCGTGGTTACATCAAATGTACCACTCTGATTAAGTATGGTTAAGGTACAACTGGTTAACGCATCCCCAGAAGCCGAGCTCATAACCTGAACCTTTACCGTATCGCCAATACTAACGGTACCTGGCAATGAAGTATAAGCGCCGCCGTTAACAGAATAATTACCACCTGTAATACTGATGGCAACTGGCGTAGCCGAAACACCAGAAACGGTATTAGTATTTGATATTATTTCAGTAGAGAACGCCACTCCTGTTTGAGGTGTAAAGCTAAAGGCATCTACATATTGTGTCGTTACATTAAAGGTTGATGATTGCATGTCTACGGTTAATGTTGAGCTGGTTAATGTATCATACGACGCCGAGCTCTCTGTTTTTACCGTTACGATATCCCCTGCGTTAACAGTCCCCGGCGAAGTGGTATATGAGCCCCCATTTTTGGAATAACTGCCGCCGGTAATACTGATAGATGCTGGTAGTGTATTTCCGACAACGGTTATAGAATTAGAAATAACATTGGTATTTAACAATTGCCCGGTAAGTGGGTTTAACGTAAATGGATTAACCGCGGTAGTACCAGTCGTAATGTCGAAAATAGCCGTTGTCGGCGGCGTTCCGATAGATAATGTCGCGCCTGTTTCGGTATCGTTGGCCGCCGAACTTGTCTGCTGTACCTGCACAGCATCGTATTGATTAACGATGCCAGGTGATGAAGTAAACGCCCCGCCGTTAATAGAATATTCTCCCCCTACGATACTTATAGCAACGGGCACGTTATTGCCAAATACACCAATTACATTTGAGGGTATACTTGTGCTTTTTGGCACATTTATTTGTGGTGCAAAAGAAAATTCACTAACTGCAGTTACACCCGCTGTCCAATTCAGGCAGTTATTCTTTGTCACAGCGCCTGTCCCCGGATTAAAGGTAAATATCGCGCTATCCCCACCCACATAGTTTAATGTCGGCGTATAGGTTACCAAACCTGTTGTTGCATCATACGACGCGGTACAGTTAGCACCGTTTGCCGTTGCCGATACATCGGAAGGCACAATAGTATAGCCATCGTTAGGATTCCAGTTATCAGGTGAGAATGGGAATAAAATCAATATCCCAGCAGGCGTTTGGATACACACCAAAACCTCCTCGTAAAAGTCATTATAAAACTGGTATAGCTTTTTACCCAACTGGTAAGCAGCATTCAGCGTTGACTTAAAGTATTTAGATCGTTTTCCGGATATGCTATCAATTCCAGATAATGTCAATTCGTACGGTTCTGATTTAAACGGGTCAATAAACCCGGCCCTGTTATAGCGCCTCCAAAAGCTTTCCTTAGCTGTGCCTATGCCAATATTTTCAGTCGCATACCGCCCATTGTTTAATAGCTTTTCTGATATACTTTGCCCGGTTAACTGGTCATTTAATATAGTGTAGGCCATATTAACGGGTATATAAAAGGTATTCAGTTCCTGGATGCAAACCAATACATCACCACGTTGCCACATAATCTGTATAGCGCCCTGTGACGACGATATCTGCCCGTCACCATCCCCATATATGTTTGCGGGGTAAAACCTGTTTAACCCGTTGTTTTTGCTTCCCTCTATGTAATTTTGAGAGGTAATTATATTAGCCCTTCGCTCTGTCTGTTCCAACACATCATAGTAGGTTCTTGCCCTGCCAAATGAATAGTATTGTGACGGGTAAAAATCACTGTAATTTAAGTCGGTAGCCAATACCTGAACCGGCGTGTTATGGTATGGTAATTTACCATCTGCATACTGCCTTGTTTTATAATAAGCGCCGCCATCAAACAGATCAATGGTAGTGGACTCAAGTAACCCGTTGTTGATCAATATCTGATCACCTATTTCAAACCACTCTGTCGTGCTTTGCACCGCCGATGTTGCCTGATTAGCCTGTGTTGGTGAGTATAGCCTGAAAAATATGTTTCTTGCATTGATCTGTTGCCCATTATAAAATAGGTTTCCACCCGAATACGTTAAGGCATTTGATTTTTCTACCTTAACAATATATGTCCCGGGGTCATACCCTAAAACGGCAAGGTTAATACACGGATTATTAAAATAGTGAATATTACCGGTGTCGTCAATCCAGTAATGGAAGGTACACCTATCCCCAACGGCGTAGTCGTATGCCAATATGGTATTAACACCCTCCTGCGCATAGTCGGTATTAAACAGGAACAGTGTATTTAGAGACAGGCATAAAACGGCATTACCTGCTATGTCGGCAAATGTTTTTTGTAATACGGCATAGGTTTGCCCAAAACCCACACTTGAACTACCGCCAACATTGGTTACGTAATCTCCTGTATTATAGGTGGCGAAATTTCCAAGATTTGTATATCCGGATACATCCTGTGTTGGGCTATCGGGTGTGGTGATCTGATAGGTGTCGCCAATATCGCCAGAATTTATAGCCAGGCCTGGGGTATTGCTACGGGCATCCCATGTCCCTTTATATGCCAATACAATACCCAATACATCAAGAACCTTTATAACGGGTGGTTTAGTTATAACTACCTGGCAATACACGGCCCCTGCCGGAACTATGGCGCTGGGTATAGTTAGGGTTATTTTAATGGCCTGTCCCTGTACCTGTGCATACGATGGGGTATTAACAATGTAATTATTGTTGGTATCCAATGGGAATGGCCTAATCTTACCGTCAAACCATTCTATAGCGAGTTGATACGATGTATTGTCAAGTACCGTTGGTATTGAGTTAGCAACCGATGCACCTGCAAAATATAGTTCAACCGAAAATGTTTGCAGTTCATAATAGGGTTGCCCAATAAATTTGATACCATATAATCCGCTTCCATAACTTTGTATGCTTGCACTTGGCAATGTCTGTGCTATGGATTGAACCACAGCCAGTAAATTACCAGCCTGACCAGACGGAACAACATAGGTATAGTTATTGGTTACCGAGGCATTACGCAAATCGTAGGTAATTAACACAATGGTATCTCCTGTATTGGGACTTCCGCTTAAAAATACCTGTATTATCCTTTTATGGTTTCCGGCCCCACTACCGCTTGAGCCCGGTAAATTACCCCTGTCTGTTAACGGATTGGAATATGTTCCCGATGGGATAGCGATATTGGGATTATAGCCAACCGCTACGGCTGATACCTGTGTTGATGGGCGCGCATAAAGTAATTTCCAGTCGCCCAATCCTATAATATTGCCATTAATTTTTTCTGCGGCATTGGCAGGCCAGATATCATCATAAAGCAAATCTGTCTCATTCGGGTCAATGGGTATTGGTATCTCGTTGCCGTAAGAAACATAATAGTAAATGTTCGTAGTTGGATTATAAGCCTCAAAAATAAGGGTTGAGACGTTAACTGCCGTGTTTGGTAGCGCTATAATATATGACCGGTCTACTGATTTTATAATTGAAAAGTCAGTTTGTCCCCCAATGTTTCTGCCTATGTTTACTGTTGTAGCCCTTATTGAGCCAATATTAACGCCGATGATAATATAGTTGTTCTGCCCTACATCGTTTCCTAACGTTGGGGTGTTTTCCTGATATGGCACAATACGTTTACTGCGGGTACTCCACGCTGAATGGTTGTAATCAGCGTTTACGTACTGTACAATGAACTGTGGCATATTACCATACCAATAGTTAGCCGGTTGCCCGGGGTCGCTTCCGTACGTTCCTGTGGGTGGATAGGGGCACTGTGGCTTTAAGAGGGATAGGTCCTCTGGCAATACCGTACCGTATCCACCAGAAGCAAGGGTATTCAGGTTGCAATAACCCACTTCAAGGTCTTTGGCCCACCACACGGCGTATGTTTTATTGATTAGGATTGCAAGTACGGTATTTTGTGGATTAAGCGGTAAAATGGGGATCCCGTTACTGTCTGTTATGTCGGTAAAAATAACTTTATATGTATTAGTAACCGAGTTGTATAGCAATATCTGGTTGTTACCGGCGCTATTGTATCTAAAAGCTAAAACACTGCTTATATCATCAAACTTTCCGCCACCTATAATATCGTTTATACCGGGCAATAATGAACCCGATAACAGGGTTAAGCTTTCAATATTGGTGTTGTATCCGAGATCCTGGCCTTGTGAGCCTGTATTGCGCAGATTCCAGGATTCTAAAAAATCTCCTTCAGCGTCAACGTCCTCATAGGCATCGTCACCGTTGCTACCTGAGCCCTTACCATACCGTTTTAGTTCATCATCCTGTGCCATTATAAACGTTGTATATCCGATGAAATATTTAATTCTTTCATTAAGTCTTTCTTAGATGAAATTTCAAAATCATAATGGTCACTTGACGCTGAACCACATGCTAAACTATACAAAATATCTCCCTTTGTTATTGTTATTTTGTGGCAAATCCTTTCAAGTTGTTCGGGATCTGTTTTTAAAAACAAAATATCACCAATGTTATATAGATTGTTTATATTCATTACGCCCTCGCAGTTAACTTTATATGACGGCGATATTCCAATTCCATTTCAGATATACGTACGGGGTTCAAACGCATTTTTGCCATTTTCTTTTCTGCCGCCCAGTCCAATTTTAATCCCCGTATAGTGGCTTGACTAACACCTTTCTTGTCAATATTATCTTTCCACCGCAACCATGCCATAAAAGCATCGGCGGCAAACGTATGTATCATGTAGTTATTGCACTCGCAATCGAAGCCGTTAGTAAGGTACTCCACCAATATAGTGTCATACGGAAATGATGGATTTATAAGGAAGCACCTTGCATTATCATCTACACTAAATTCACCTACCGTAGCCGGGCCGCCACCAACGCCGTACAAATGAAAGTACTCGCTACCGTTTTGATAGTTCAACCAAAAGAACGGGCCCCCAGGTACGCCAAACTGTTGTACGGTGTTTGGTAATGTGGGTACGCCAACTACTGCGTTTTGGCTTGCTAAAAAGGCTTGTTTTATGGGTACAATATCTTCGTTGTGTTTTAGTGGTACGCCCTCTCCGCAACTGTTTACAACGCCAATCATAGAATAATCCAAATAATCTTCGGGGAATGGTACGGTGTGGTTTGGGGCGATTGAGAGTAATTGTGTGCGGAAAGTGCCCGTTACATCCATCTGAAATTTACGCATACCCTGCAAAGTGGCGATGCGGTATAACCGCCTGAATTTATCATCTCCCTCATCTTTTGAGTTCAAATATTCCAAACACAACTGTTTAATGCTTATTTTACTCATGACGGTTCACCTGTTGAAATAGTTTGCGGTTGTATTCGATAATCCTGCGCTAATTCATTCAAAATTACAGTAAAAATTTCATCTTCAACATCTTTTGGAATTTGAAGTACGGAATCTAACAGCGTAGTTCCTGGTGGTACTGCGCCGACAAGTTTTAAATTAACGGTAGAATTTATAATAGCGGGTAAATCTCTGAATACCACATTGCCATTTTCAATTTTAAACAACTGTATGCCACTTTGTGTCGGGAACGGCGGTAAACCACTCTCTACAAAATCAGACCTGTTTTGCATCTGCACACACCAAACATTTGGGAACCCTGAAAAAGACACCTGCGCTATTTCTCTTCCATTGGGTAATCCCGCAGGTGTTGCTGGCATCACTACATATTTATCTTTGGTATCAATATCGGTTAATAATGGACAATTCTTAAATACACTTATGAACTGATCATTGGCATACGTTGCTTCGGCGAGGTTAGAATTACCAAAAGCTGATTTAACGGCCGCCCTTGCTACCAACATGGCTATTCTTTCAGCCACAAAGCGTTCCGTTATGCCAACTTCGGGTACTGGCACACCGTTGTAGTGTGCGTCAATTATCTCCTGACTAAGTTTCCGATATGTGGTTTGCATTATTGTAATGTTTTAGAAGCGTTATTGGCAAATGAAGCAAGTTCTTTATCTCTACTTGCGATGCTTGCATCGGCAAGGGCCAAATCAACAATTGTTGAAATATCATCATCATTCCATAATGGCTGAATTGACGTTATGGGGTTATATATCGGCCTTATAGAACCGGGGACAAGGCTTGACACGGTTATGCTAAACCCGCTACCACTTCCACCCACATTTAAATTACTTGCCGATAGTATATCGCCATTAAGGTAAACTTTTCCAGGATTTGTTAAAACCACAGAGGTTACAATGTTTCCAAATACGGTTATAGTGGCTAAAGCCGAATTTCCGCTTCCTCCCAAAAGTGGAACATTTGCATAAACCCCATTAACATATCCACTGCCGCCCACAAGCCCCGTGAGCGTCGAAATGTAACCGTTGAGGGTATAACCCCATACAGACCAAACGGGCTGTTTAAGGTACACTATATTGGCTAATTGTATGTTGGTAGGGTAGAACTGAAATGATGTTGCAAACTGCGTGTAAATTTGAAACTCACTTGACGGCGCATCATAGGTGCTTGACAGGTTTTTAGCTATCCTGCTTTTCTCCACCCTTTTTATCGGGTATGGCGTTGTGCCCGTTAACGAAAGTATGTTTAGGTAAAACCCTGAACCACCTGCCAGCGCCGCCGACACCACGTTGTTTGTCAAATCGTAACCTATGCCGGGATTAGTAAGGGTAACACTTGTTACTATACCACCTGCTACTACTATTGTTGCCGTTGCGCCTGTTCCTGTGCTACCTGTTAAGGGCTGATTAATAAACGTACCGTTAGTATATCCACTCCCAGGAGTTATGTTGCCTAATGATGCAATGGCTGTTCCCCCACCTAACAGGTAGCCACTCATGCTATCTACGTGTAAAAGGTTAAAGCCTGATGGGAAAGTAAAGATACCGTTGGCGGGGATAACGATGTAAAGAGCATCCGACATCCACTTCGAGATGCTATCTGATATTTCTTGACTTTTGGCATACTGATCAAAAATTCTGTTAAAAAACTTAATCTCTGCCGAGTTCCACCACCTTATAAATTTTTCTGGCGATACGTTACTACTCACGCCGCGTGTACCGGCCCGGTCATTGAATAAACGCTTGGCATCATCAATCGTGTACATGGTATCAAATGTAATAATAAATTTCGTTCAAATAAAAAAGCCAACTCTTTTTTAGGAAGTTGGCTAATAGTCCAATGAGAAATTCTCACTTAACTCACATTCGTATTTTCAAATGTCTTTTTATTTAAAAACTCAAAAAACATCGGTCGTACTTTATTAGATACGTATTTACCTATTTCTTTTGGTTCAAGCCCATTGGCTACCATTGTATCGCTTTCTTCCTTAAGAATATCACCAACCATCCAACGCATAACATCGGCTATCCCTTTTATGTCGGGTTCATTTTCGCCAAATACAGATTGAATAGCCTGATTAAAGCGATTTTCTGTAACCGAATATTCAATAAATTCGGCGATGTTATTTAACTTTTCGGTATCTACCGAATTAAGCGTCTTTACCTTAGATATAGAGTGTTTTTCGCCTTTTGATTTAAAACGATAAACTATACCATTGTAGTCACAGGTAAATACGATACCCTCACCAGTTCCCTTAAAGCCAAAATCAGCCGCTACAGGACATTCATTCTCTACGCCGATAGTCATATCAATTAAATCGTTTTGTATTAACTGCGGCATATTAAAATCAATATCAACACTAAAGGTTTTGTAATCCTCAATGTTGTAAATCTTGTCAGTTGGCGACCGCAACCCAGTTGTTTCTAACCAATATGATTTTTGCTCATTTTCGGGGTCTGAAATCTTTGCCCCAAATATGAAAAACGACTTTTCAATATTAGATATAGCTACCGACTTTTGAATGCCCTTACCAACCCACTCGCCAAAAATAGTCAAGGTGTAGCTATTAAGGTCAAGTTTATTATTTGTAACCAATCGGTCAAATAAAGCAATAAAAGCGTTGGTATGTGTTTCTACAAAAAAAGCAAACCCGGCGTTATCTTTTAGGGGGGTGATTATATTTTCCCGGCTTTGCGCCCACAGCCCGTCATTGTAATTATAAGACACCCCGGCGTTGGTGCCGTGTAGTTTTACTGTGCCCTTAAATGTTAACGTTGGTTTCGTTGCTAAGTGATTATAAATAGGATTATTTTCCTCATCATAACCCGCAAACGATACGTGCCTGATAATAGATGAACAGATATTACGAAATTGTTCAATGGATGGGTAAGAAATGTGTTTTTTCATTTTTGTGAGATTTTACTCCCGTATGAATTACAGGAAGCACAAACATAAAAAATCCCATTCACTTTCGCAAATAGGATTTTTAAAAACAAATTATGAACTATCTTATATCAATCCAGCCTGCGCATCCAGCTGTTTTTCAATATGCGGGTCTAACGCCGAACGTTGTTTTAAACTGTTGTACGCGGATAATAGCCTATTATACGCATCCTGTGTAACTTCTACGGGTTCACCAAAACGGTGGCCTTGTAGGTGAAGTGACCCGGCTTCTGCGCTTGTTAGGGTTTTTTCGGGTGTACCATTGGCAACAGGTTCGCCTACTACTCCTGCAGCAGGTATGTTATTTTCCACAAGTGGCGTGTTGTCAACTGTGTTTAAAGTAGGGTTATGTTCCCCGTTATGGTAGTTTGGCGATGCATTTTCAATGCGGGTTCCGTCAACCAAACCCTGTTGCGTATTATCGCCCTGTACTGCATCAATTGGTGCCACATATCCCTCGTCTCCCGGTTGTAAATTGCCTTGTTCGTCCATGATTTTTTTATTTAAATAACCAAACTATCCACTAATTGTTTATTTAATCTGCGTTTCCAATTCCGCAAACAATTCTAATACAACCTTCTCCTTATCAGTAGCCCGTGCGGTCAACTCATCGGCAGTATGTAACTTGCCTACCAGGTCTAGTATCGGCGCATCCATTTTCGCCCAGGTCAATTTACCCGGTTGCTGTATGGTTGATAAAACGCCCCTTAAAAGTGCCTGGTTAACTAAATACTTGCGCTTGGTATCGGGATTGTTGATGATGGCCGAAAATTGTTCCAACGCCTCTTTTGCTTTCGGGTTACGGGGATCATACTTGGCTTTACCTAAAAATGCAAACTTAATTCTATTCAAGCCAGCCAATGTCGTATCGCTAATATCTATTCCCATTAAAGCGGAAACAGCCAACATTTCTGTTGTAGTGCAACGCCTTGCCCGTGATTCGGTAGCGAACGCCAAATCCGAAAGGTCAATACCTTCCTCAACAACTGTATCGGGGTTATTCAATTTAAACTGATACATAGACGGCCTTTTGGTACGTGGCTTTTCGTTATCCACGAAATAGTCAGACAGGTACATGGCTTGAAGCCGCAACTTACCTGTTTCGCCACCGGGTACAAGCATACGCCCATCACGAAACTCCAAATCGTTTTCGGGGTTTCCTAACAGCCTGTCAATTTCTTTTGGTTCATATTCATCCAATTCGGTCTGTTCACTCACCCAACAAGAGGGTTGCCCCTCGATGTACCGCCAATTTTCAAACTTGGAGGTTTTTTTGTTCCATGCGCTACCCCTGTTAGGGACGCTGAAAGACGGCTGAAACCCTGTACCAATAGGCAGTCCAGATTGTTTGTCAACAGGGCGGCTTTCTTCGCGTTTTGTGCAGAGTTCAAACTCGTACATCTTGCCCTCATCCACTACTAATGTACCTTTTTTGGTTCTGTACGGTTTAAGGTCCGCTACCGTTTCTGCTGTTTGATCCATGTTATGTATTATTGATGGTTGTTGTTTGGTGATTGTTTGTACCGCTTCCTGTTGCTGTGTTAGGTATGGAGCCTGTACCGGGGCTTTTTTGTGTAATGCCGCAAATTTAGCCCTTGCGGCTAACTGCTTTTCGGTAGGTGATTTCTTTTCTTTGGTAACTGGCATATGGTAATTTATTAATAAGGGAGCGACCCTACGCCGCCCCCTATTTTATTTTAACCTTTTTGGATACGGATAAACTGGTTCGCGCCTTGTACGGTCAAACCAGGATACTCGATCTGTGCAGTGTTTTTCTGCATAGTGCCTGTTTTACCGTTAGCTGATAAAGCACCAAACTCCCATGCGTACACCATTTGCCCCTCGATAAGCTGATACCTCTTTATCATTTGCGGCATATCGTCTTTCGACATATCGCCGTTAAGGTCACGCTTGCCGGTTGGGATGATGTAGCCTGAATTTTGGTTCAGGTTTCCCGCAGCTACCGATCCGTACATGGTTTCATCCGAAATCGGTACATACTTGGTGATGCTGAACTCGCGGAACATCGGGGTGTATTTCTTAAACCCACGACGCAGGTCGTTCATATCATAAACAATAGCGCCATTGATAAACTCGTTGCCCAACGACAAGTTAAAGTCGATGTTTTGATAGGTATCCTGTAACCAATCGGCACTCATCGGTGCGCCCTGGGCGGATAGTTTACGCTCAATATCAGCAAAGGTGCTTTGAACATTGAAGGATGGGTAAATGATGTTTATACCGTAGTTCTGTATCCATTGCTTTAACCCCATTGTACCGCTATCGGCGGTCATGTTGGTAGCAAGGTTAGAATCTAACAGGTACAATTCACTTTCTTGTATCCACCTGTCACGGTCATTCCTTTTCATCATGGCTAAGTAATACTTTTGCCCGTTGAACATAAGGTCTGTTTGTTCCATCAATGCCAAATCGGTGATGATATCATCAATACGGTGCTGTGAGCAGTAGTTGATGTATTTGGCGATGTTACGTACCTGCGGAGTTGTTGGCGTTGATGCCTCACCCAGGTATTTGTAACCGCGTGATTGCAGTTCCTGACCGGCAAGACCTGTAACGTCCGTCCCTGCAACGGTTGGCGCAATAACGAAGCTAAATGCAAACGGTGTGGTCGTATTAACCGATACAACGTAGCACTCAACGCCTGTTTGAGCGTTATACATTACTAACTTCGGCGCAGGCAACATACGTGTGCCATTAGCCGAATAGGATCCTGTAGTGATGTTTACAGTTGCGGTAGTGTTTACACCGCTTGACGTAAAGTTACCCGAAGCCGTAACATAGCCAAGTGCCCGGCCAAAGTCCTCGTAATGGTAAAATTGTTTGTTAGTCGTTTCTTTCGACTTTATCCTTAGCTTACCGCCGCCCAACTGGACAAGCAGCATATATGGGTTCCAACCGAATTTTTGGAAAAACTCCAGGTGGTTGGTAACGTTGATAATATTTAACTCGCTGATAAGGGTACTGCCCCGTGTTATATCGGGGGATGAATACCCATTGGGAGTGGTAACTGGTGTTTCTGCCATGACAATGTTTTTTTAAATGTTGGTGTGTTTAATTAATCTGCTTCTTCATACTCCACATTCTTTTTCTTTGCTCTTGCCCTGTCAATTGCGTCATGTGCCGCTTCTTCAAGGGTATTGAACTTTTTAGGCGTATCGTCAGGGGCGCGATAATTGGGGTCAATCCCTTTTATCTTGGCCATTGTTGCCTTTATGGCATCGGTTTTAACCTGTGAGGCTACGGATGCGATAATTTTCTTATGGTCACGCAACAACCGCACACCTTCGGCGATTTTGTCAGGGTTCCATGTATTATCAGCATTTGTCCACCCCTCGGATTCCATCCATTTAAAGATGTTGAAGTCTTTCATTTCTGCCACCTGTGCGGCTTTCTCGTCGTCAGTCCAAACATATTCCACTCCCTTGTCGTCTATGTCCATCTTGAAGTTTGAAAGCCCCGGTACGGTTTCTTCAACTCTTTTTTGCCATGCGGCGGTACGTTCGGCTATCTCTGCTTCGGTAGGCTGCGTGTTTTGTGCGGGTATTTCTGCTTTTTTTATTTCTGGTAATGTTAATTTGCTCTGTTTATCTACAAGGTCAACGCGCTTGTCAAAAGCGTGCATCTGTAATAGTTCAAGGTTCTTTTCAACCTCTTTATTGTGCGCGTTAGCCTCTTTTATCTCGTCGGCATCATCTTCGGGATCAAGCCCGCTGGTATCAATTTTCTCCAAATTTGTGCCGTATTTATGGCGCAGTTCAAGGTTGATACGGTTGCTGTCCCATGCAGGGTTTTCAGCCCTTAGCGCATTTTTCATAATGTCCACATCGGACATCGTTTTATAGTCTTTTTCCTTTTCGGATATGTAACTCTTTAGTATAGCCGTGCCATCTTCCGATTGCACCAGGTCAAACCATTGCCTTGCTTCCTCGTTCTTAAACTGCGGGACTTTGGTTTCCAGGTCTTTTGCCTTTGTTTCAAGGGTATCATAGTTCTTAAACTTTTCTAAAGCGGCGATAAACTCATCCTCTGTTTTAAATAGTCCACCCGATTTAGTTGTTAGGTATTCGGCGTAGTTTGGTTCAGCTGCGGTTATTGCTGCTGGCGATGCTGCTGGTGCTGGTGTCGCTGCGGGTTCTTCCACCGGAGCGTCATCCCCAATAACCAAATCCTTAATATCATCGAAATTTGGTTGTGTTATTACCGGCGCTGTCTTAGCCGTTTCCGCAGCCGCCAAAAAATCCGGGTTATCAAGGTCTATTTCAAAATCAGGCATAAATGAATATTTTTTATAAAACTAAATACAAAATCTCGTTATTCCAAAAACTTTTTTATAGGTGATGCGTTAACCCTACATGAATATAACAGTAGTTTACATCATTGTCAGTACAATAGTTTTTGTGCTTTCGATATTCAGCTATCCTAATTCGTTACCATATTACTGGTATTACAGGGGAGTTTCAATTATATTAGCCCTTATTGGGTTAGCGTTAAGTTATCAGATTTTGTTTCATTAAGCGGCTACGGGTTGCCCCTGTTGCTGTTGTTGCTGCGCCTGTTGGGCCATAGCCCGCTGTTGTTCCTCTTGCTTCTGTTTAGCCTGTGCGTTTAAGAAGCCTATAACCGATTGCTTCTGTGCTTCCTCGGTAATTCCCAACCCGTCCCAAAAAAATGAAGGGATATCGCTTAATTTAGCATCTGGTTTAGTAATTATTGCTTCCATCACCTTAGCTTTTGCTATCCCTAAAAATTCTGAATTTTGCTTCAACATGGTGCCATTTTGCTCCTCTTTCATTTGGTCAAGCTTGTTTTTATGTGCTTGTTGCTCCAAATCCATGTCACCCTTAGCTTTACTTTCTGCAGCGGCCTTGGCTTGTTCTAAGTTATTTTGGGTATTCTGTTTAGCCTGTTCGGCCTCGTCTGCCTTTTTTTGTTTGGCGTACTGCGCCAACATAAACGACCTCAAAGTAGCATCCTCAATCAAATCAAGCTCAGCTACCGCCTCTAATCCTATTTGTCCTTGTTCAAGTGCAATCTCGATACGACGATCCCATTTTTCCTGATCTGCCTTATCCAGCACAACATCAATCTTCGTGTCAAATATTATCTGCCCAATATCATCACCCAAACTACGCATATACTCAATATCATCCTCGCCCAAAGCCATGTTATACCCGTCAAAGCTATCTTCTTTCAGGAAAAATTTGTCCAGTAGCAACAACTCAATATTTTTAGCCACCCCTTTTTTAACGTTCAATACAGTCTTATAAACGAAGTTACTCGGCTCGGCGGCTATTTCCCTTGCATCGTTAAGGGTGCTGTTAGCGGTTGCCTGATTAGTAATGTTACCACTAGCCAGGTTATTATCCCCGGTAATGATTTGTAACTTTTTATATGTAGTCCAAAACTGCTCATCCAACTCTTTTAACTTTTGGCTTGCCTGTCCTACATTTGGCTTAATCGGCGGTTCCTGCCTGCGCCCATCACCCTCAACATCTTCACCCATGAAATACCAGTTACCAGTTTGCAGGGCAATGCCAAACAACTGCATAGGGGACACTACGCCCACGCCCTGACCCATATCAATATTGGACAACCCCAACATATCAATCGTAAAGCCATCCGGCGCTATCATAGCGA